AATTGGGAGCGTTTGTCCCCACACTCACCGCCTGTTTGCTCCATGTCTGACCCGCATTGGAGGAGCCGACCACCCAGCCTGATGCGGCGGCGGCGAGAGCGTACTGGCCTGTTCCTGAGAGAGCGAGCGAGCGGTAGTTCTGCGGAAAGAGGACGTGGTAGGGGATGGCCGCGTTGTAGATGCGGAAGTCGTCGATATAGCCGTTGAAGGCATATCCTCCAGCAGAGTATGTTCCTATGGAAAACCCACCACCTGCGGATCCTCCTGCAGTATATGTAAAGGTCACAGAATCACTATTAAGATACAGTGTAGCTGAACTGCTTGATGAGACAGTTAGTTGAAAATAATACCATGTATTCAGAGACAATGCGTTTCCAATAGAAGATTGGCTCACCCCTAATTGAGTAAATAATTTCCTTGACGTGAGATCAATATATATAATAATGCTTCCTGTGGCTGCAGCTAATGAACAGATAAACTGATTAGCAGTTGTTGAAAAACTTTGAATATTAAACCATCCACTAACTGTACATACTGTAAGAGCGGGCCATGAACCACTAATATAATTGCTAGGAGTTCCACCTGCAGGATTCACCAAGTTCACCGCATTCAGTCCCACTACGCCAGGCACATAAGAAAGCGAACCCGTCACCGTCGGCGTGATCGCATTCGATCCGAGATCCGCCGTCGAGTTCTCAAACGGCATCCAGATGTTCGGTTGAAGAAGAGGGATAGGGACGTAGGTGGAAACCGAGTTGGTAATCCGCAAATCTGCGACGTAGCCGTTGAATGCGTTGGTGGTCGCGATATCATACGTTCCTAATGAAAATGGGGTTGGAACATATGTACCATATCCTCCTACATTGGTAGCACTTCCAATGAGTGTATTATTTATATACAGAGAGCATAGACCATTTGTTTGAAAGATGATTGTAATATAATACCATGTATTTACGGAAAGAGCATAGGTTGTAACGACTTGTCCATTGATTACTCCACTTGCTCCACCAGATGGAATTTGATAGAATAAATAATTGGTAGATGGTTGAATATATACTTGAATTCCTCCAGTGTATGTACTAAATACAGTCTGCTGTGACCCATTCACCGTTTGCGGATTCATCCAAAAACTCACCGTGAAATTTGGTGATCCAGTCCATGTCCCACGAATGTACCGCGTTGCATTAGAGCCAGCAGTGTTTAACAAATTCACCGCTTGCGCGGTGTACCCTGGATAATTGACCGTCACGTAGCCAGGAACAGTACCAGGCGCCGTCACCGTGCTAGAACCCATCAAATCCGTCGTGTTCCCATTCAATGGGAGCCAGATGTTCGGTGTGGGCTGGTTCGTCAAGGCGAACGTTCGGCCGTAATCCTGGGACATCCAGAGCGAGCCTCCGTACATGGATAATGTAATGTGCTGTCCGTTGGCGGAGATGGCTCCATCGGACCAGTATGCAGAGCCTGTCAGAGTGGGCAGACCGCCGGTTAGAGTGGACCATGTGATGCCTGAATCAGATGATAGAGAAAGATTGCTGGTCGTATTTGCTACTACGAGTTGGTAGAGTCCGTTGGCAGACTGTACTGTCTTGTTCGCACTGGTCATCGCTGACTTGGCCGTCTGCCACGTAACATAGGAACCGTTGGTGAAATTGTTGTAGGTCTGGTTGGTGCTGGCACCGATGGAGACCATGGTGGAGCCCAAGTTTGTGGTGAATCCTCCTACCCCGTTGCTACCGATCGTGAGTACCGAACCGGTTGCGGCGGGAACGCCGGCCGCCGTGTAGAAAATGGTACTTCGGAAGGGTACCGCATTAATGGTCGACATCTTCTATGTACTTTTCAGAAAAAAGTACCCAAAAATAATATACATGTTTGGGTATTTTTATAGAGAGAGCATTGTACCGGACCGAAGGCCCCTTCTAATTGTGAATGTAGAGGTAAGCCCACTCCATCCATTTCTAAAAGGCTACAATGGTACAGGGGGTAAGGGGGAGGCGCTAGCGTCTCCTTCACTAGTTGATACGAAGGAAGTTCACATTATACGTTCCGTACGCAAGAGAGTTCGTGATATTTAGAAAGACACCTTTTCCTGAGAACGCACCCGTGTTCGATCCACCTGTAATGGCCATATAGGAAGAAGCAGAGAATCCACCAAATACGTTGGCAGAACTAGAACTGCCGAGATGGGTTCCAACATACGCCGTCGCACTCAGCGTCATACCACCACTGGGCTGGGTAATCGTCGTTGCATGCGCGGAGATGAGCCACATGCCGCTATTGAGATACAGCGGATTGCCCACGGTCGTATCTGCAATGACAGTAATATATCCAGTGGTCGCAACGACAACGGTATAATTAAACGAGCGCACACTACCAAACAGGGTGACGGATGCCGTAGCAGGATTACCAATGACCGTCGTGTTGGAACCCGCACCCGTGGCGCCTTGACCGATGACAATTTCGTTGTTTGCTGCGCCGCTCGAAGGGACAGCAGACGCACCCAAGTAGATGTTGTTGGAGCCCGTGAATCCAGCGGGCGTATAGCCCGCATTGAAGCCCGCCACGAAGTTGTTGCCACCCGTGGTATTGTTCATTAACGCGTTCGCACCGAGCACCGTATTGGTGGCGACTCCACCTGGACCACGCCCCATCGTCACAGCATTGATGGTGCCCGTGGCAGAGATGTTTCCAGGATACGTCAGGGCGTTTCCTACGAGCGACCACTGACTCGCGCCCGTCGGTCCTTGCTGTCCCGCAGTAAGAACGGTCAGGCTGAGGCGAGATGTCTGTTGAACAACGACGTTCGTGTTATCCATGTAGTAGATTCCAAGGGAAGAACCTGATGGGAGAAGAACCACGAAGGAGTTGCCTGCAATGTTGGAGTCGTTATAGACGCCGCCATAGAGCGAAGAAGAGCCGTTCACGCCAATGGCAGAGTAGCCGCTCAACGTGGTATCAAGATTGAGGGTATACTCCACCAAGAGAAGAAGAGGAGTGCTCAGATTGTTAGTGAACGTACCCGCATTGTAAAGAAGACCTGTCGAGCCCACACTTTGCGTGGCATCTGTTACGCCCCATGTCACCAAGGTAACCGATGCCGACGCGGCGATGGATTGTGGGGCAGCGGGAGTCACGGCGAGTGTCGTGACTTGACCCGATGCGCCAGTAGGGCCCTGCGGGCCAGCGGTAAGAACGGTGAGAGACAAATGGGATGTATCCAAGAGGGTCGTTGCCGCATTATCCAGGTAATAAACGCCCAGCGCAGAACCAGGTGCCAATAGGATAGTGAAGGAGTTGGTAATGGCAACGTTGTCGTTGTATCGTGCGCCATAGACGTTGGCCGTGCCATCGATGCCGATGGCGGTGTATCCGCCTCCCGTGTAGCTGACAAACATTGAGTAGTCCACCAAGAGAGGAATCATGGAAGTGGTATTGTTGGTAAAGAGACCCGCTGAATAGACGAGGCCCGTGATACCAGAGGTCTGCGACACAACAGATGAGCCCCATTGTACAAGGGTAAGAACATTGGAGGGGATGGGTTGCGTAGCAACGGACGGTTGTACGGACCATTTGGTGATTTGCCCAACGGGACCGGTGGGGCCCTGAGAACCCGCGATGAGGAGGGTGAGAGAGATACGCGAGGTCGTTTGCACGATCGTTGCCACATTATCTGTGTAGTAAACGCCGACGGATGCACCAGGGGGCAATAGCACCGTGTACGAGTTGGCGAAGCCGTTGGTATCGTTATAGGTGAGCCCATAGGTGGTAAAGACACTGGTCGAACTCGTCACACCAACATACGAGTAACCGCTTCCCGTGACATTGAGAACAATGGAATATTGAACGAGAATGGGAATCGTGTTACCCGTGTTATTGATGAAGGTACCGTTCATTGCCCCCACCGTGGCGGTATACGTGAGACCGGTCTCGCCAACGGACTGTGTTGTATCGGTAATGCCCCAGAGGACGGTGCTCAGCGTATTAGCGGCGACGTTTTGCGTCGTGAGTGGAACCGCGGAGAGAATGGAGACTTGACCGACTTGACCTGCGGGACCTGTGTATCCTGTACCACCACCGCCACCACCGCCGCTGATAAACGGCGAACCGTTCTGGTAAAACTGGGACGCATTGATGGTTCCATAGACGTCCAGTCGGTACGAGGGATCCGCGGCTTTTCCGATACCGACATTACCGCCGTCCGAATAGATGCTCGCCAGTGCCGAGACGGATACGAGAGTAAGCGCGCCGACAGGTAGCATCGCAGCGGCGGCAGGGTCGTAGAGAACGTTGCTACCTGATGCACCTGATACCACGAGGTCATAGACAATATAGGGGGTCGCGGATGGCTTAATGTAAATATAAATATCGTATTGTGAGAGTGCGTTGACACAATACACAACATCACACTGTAAGGCCGCGCTGCTCTGATTACCATAGACGGTTCCCCATACGGTCAGGCCGCCGCGCGTCATGATGACGACATCGACAAACATCGTGTTACTTTTCGAGAACCCACCGATCTGGCCGCGCACATTGAGCATACCATAGGTTCCCGCCGCACTCGTGACGCCCATCGTCGCCACTTTATAGAGTCCTGCACCAGAGGCGGGGTTGTATCCCAATCGATTATTGGACTGTGTATTGATCCATTCGAATTGTTGATAGTTGTAGGCTTGAATGGAGCCTTTCGGGGCATGGAGAGAATACTGCGGGTTGGTGGTGCCGATGCCGAGTCCGCCGATCATTTGATTGGTAAACGCGCGGAGTTGGACGTCGTAATACGAAAAAGTTGTACCGCCCTGTGATCGACAAGAAAGGGAGAACGATCCAGAAGGAGCGGTGAACGTGATCGTGTAAGGCGTATAGACGCCCGATAATGACTGCTGAGTGGTGCCGGCAATCAGGGCGTCATCTGCGACATGATCACACAGTGTAAAGGTGGGCGATGTGCCTGTCATCTTGGCGGTAAAGGTGAATTGATAGACATTTCCAGGAATCAGATTCTTTGTGCAGGTAAGGACGGTATTCGCGGGATCGGTAATCAGTCCTCCTAATACAACACTCATTGCGGGAGGCGAGCCCGATGGACCATTTTGAGCGCCGTTAAAGGTGACAACAAACGCGGTAGCATCCGAATTCGATAACACAGTCGACCAGTCTTGAATGTAATTTCCAGACAAATTCACGGTATTCAGTGTCGAGGCCTGGAGATTGTAGGTGGGATTGGACACACCGATGCCGATATTGGCAGAAGTAAGGAGACCGACCACGTTCATGGTACTGGCGTTTATGGTGCTTCCGCTCATCGTGGAATAGCCGAGTGATGTTGCCTGGATACTGGATGCGGCCAGTGTGCTCATCGTCATTGTATTGGTCACGATCGTCGAACCTTGTAACGTGGAGAAGCCAATGTTGATCGCGTTGATCGTGCTTCCCGTCAGAGTAGAGTTCATAGCCGCCGTATTAAAAACAAGTGTGCTGCCGACCAGTGTGGAAAAGCCAATATTCACTGCATTCACCGTGCTCCCTGTCAGTGTAGAATTCGATACTGTTGTGTTGACAGCGAGTACATCGCCGGTCAGTGTAGAAAACCCAATGTTGACCGCGTTCACAGTACTTCCTGTTAGAGTGGATTGAACGACTGCAGTGGCCGCAATCAATGTACTTCCTTGTACCGTGGAGAAGGCGATCGTAGATGCAAAGAGAGTAGAGGTTGTAATGCTGCTCCCTGTCAGCGTTGAGTAGACGCCACTGTTCATGTTCGCAATGGTCGCATTCAGGATATATGATGTGAGGGTGCTGCCTATCATGGTCGAGAAGCCGAGGGTAGAAGCCATGAGGGTGGAGGTCTGAATCGTGGAACCGACTAGCGTGGAATAATACAGCGTTGAGACGGAGAGGGTTGACGTCGTGAGGCTGCTTCCTGTGAGTGTCGAGAAGAGCCCGTTGTTCACGTTCGCATTCGCCGCATTCAATACGTTCGCTATCAATGTACTGCCCGCGGCCGTGGAAAATCCGAGCGTGGAGACAATGGCATTACTTGTCACCATCGTAGAACCTTGAAGGGTGAGATAGGTCAGATTGATTCCGTTAAGCGTCGATGTAGTAAGGGAAGAATTAACGACAAGTCCATTCGTAGTAAGAAGATTCGCCGTGCCGGTCGAAAACCCGAGATTGGTAACATTCGCCGTGGAGGCAGTGAGCAATGCGGTTGTACCAACCAATCCTGTGAGCGTCGAATACGTGATATTGGTAGCACCGATCGTAGAGGTGGTAATCGTAGAGGTTGTGCTAATCACCGATGTAGCGAGGGTACTGACGGTTCCAGAGGACACGTACAGGGTAATAAAATTACCTGCAATCAGTGAGAGGGTGGAATTCACCAGAATACTGCTAACGACCACATTGTTTAGTTTCAAATCGTTGGTCCAGCGCTGTTTGGAGTCGGAACCGACGGTAAACACGTAGTCGGTGTGAACGAACGATCCGTCGGCGTTGGCGGGCGCGACGTTTCGGAGGGTCACATTATTAAAGTCGGCCGACGCCATATCTATCTACTTGAATGAATATTCTATGAGAGATAAATCGCCGAAAGGAGAACATGTAAAATATTATGTACCATATGTTCGTGATTGAATCGTTGCTGAAAAGTTAGTGTAACCTGTGTTATAATACGTATCACTCACGACATCGAGAGAATCCGATAGGGCCACTTGGCTATCAGACACGGTAGCGCCGAGACGAGAATTGCCAGCCACGCCGTTTCCTTGTGTGCTGAAGATGCTATTAGGCGCACTATACCATGTGAGACCGTCCTCAGAATAACCAATCATAGAGCCATCACCGACGGCAACGAATCGCGAACCAGACCAACATACACCGTTGCCTGTAGTAGGAAAGATCGTTTTACCGAACCCCGTCCATGTGGTCCCATTGGCAGAATAAGCAATCGTATGAGCGCTACCCGTGCCGACAGCGATCCATCGTGTTCCATTCCAACAAATACCGTTTCCAGATACGCTAAAAATGGTGGTGTCGAGACCGGTCCAACTGGACCCATCCGAAGAATACGCAATCGTATTTGTTCCCGCACCGACTGCAACCCAGAGAGAGCCGGTCCAGGCCACCCCGTTACCCTGCGTACTAAAGATGGTAGAAGAAATTGCCGTCCATGCGATTCCATCGGTAGAATAGGCAATGGAATTCGTACCTGTTCCAACAGCAACCCACATCTTCCCATTCCACGCAACCGCATTACAACTTGTGAAGATGGTATTGCCCTGTACAGAATTCGTCCATGCGACCCCATCCGCCGAATACGCAATGGCATTTGTTCCCGTACCAACAGCAACCCATAGGGACCCATTCCATGCCACGCCATTCACCCGAACAGAAAAGATGGTGGCACCGAGACCGGTCCAGCGGAGCCCATCGTAGGAATAGGCGAGCGTATTGGTACCGAGTCCACCAGCGATCCATTTCGACCCATTCCACGCCACCGCGTAGCCCGTGTTAAACAATGATGTACCGAGACCCGTCCATTGAATACCGTCTGGTGAATAGGCGAGCGAATGGGTTCCTTGACCGACGGCGATGATGGGGTGTTGAATAGACACGGTACCAGAAAGACTGGTATTGGAGGCGATACCTGAGCCAGCGGTAGAGAACATATTACTATATCCACTACCTGAATATATCGCATATGCTTGTGAAGCAGTCAGCACACTATTATATATTCTGTAATCGTCGATATTACCGTTATAATATGCATCTGCACTCCAATTACTTCTTCCAATATAAGATATTGTTCTTGTAACTGCTGGATTCGGATAAGACTTTGAAGTTCCAGTTGTTTTTAACGCACCGTTAATATAAATATTCCATGTACTTGTGTTACTACCTGCTGCTGCATAGGTTAGTGTCCACACGACATGTCTCCATGTATTATCGTTGTAATTGATATCGGTTAATGAAATATTCGTTGGAACTGTGCCATAGTAATCTTCAAAATATAAGTAATTCAGATTCACACCATTGATCGAACACAATATATCATTATTTGCAGGTCCGTTACCAAAATCAAAGACTCTGGCCCATGCTCCGCTTGTATTTGATTTATACCAGAAGGCGAATGTAAGACCCGCGGTGGTAGGTGTAAAATTAGCGGTTTGTAGATATTGAGAAGAAGCAGAGGCTAATGTGATAGAGGGTGTATATGGTTTGATCGCAGATGAAGTCACAGTTGCGCCACCATATGATGTATAGGTATAAGAATATCTTGATGAATCAAATGTATTTGATACAAATGGAGATTCGAAATTAATGTACCATTCACCTATTGATACGGATGAGTTATTATCTACAGTATAACGCCATAATGTTTGACTAATTAGTCGAAAATAGGTATACGATTGTGTGGTATAAGGTGGGTATGTTGTAAACGCCCCTGAACCAATGATTCCACCACGAATCGTCTGTATTCCTGATTGATTTACAATAATGTGACTAGAACATGAAAACACGGTTGATGTGAGTGGGTTTACAATCATAGAACAACTTTGAATAGCATACCATGTTACGCCATCATTTGAACCAACAATATAAAACGTTCTTGGAAACAATCTATGAGCAGCATTACTATTTCCACATGTATAACGATACGAATGAATTATTAAAGGGTACATGCTTTGAATTTGTATCCATTCACCATTTACATTTACGGTTGTTCCTGGCGCCGTCGTTACATTTGTAGACACGTTAACAGTTGGTGCATAGTTACCTGTTGCATTATAGACAGTAGCAGATGCCCACTCATTGGAGCCTCCAATTCTATTATCGAATGCTCCATGTGCGTTATAGGATGTATTGAATGCACTCGATACACTCGAAGCCCATATCACACCATTTTGTGTCCAGCTATTGGATAGTAGACCAGTTAATTGAGGAGAAATGGTATTGTGGACGACGCCGCCTGTCCATGTCAATCCATCGCTTGAATAACCAATGAGGTTGGTCCCCGAACCTGTTGCAACCCACCGTGTTCCATTCCATGATATGCCATTTCCAGCTATTGTAAAACAACTGGATAAGGCAGGCGTCCATGTGATTCCATCAGTAGAATATACAATGGTATTCCCACCTGAACCCACGGCAATCCATTGTGTACCATTCCATGCTACACTGTTTCCAGAGGTAGTAAAAGGAGGCAAGGTCGCATTGAAATAAAGTGGAATCGATGAATAATACAATGATGAAATGAAAGAAGATGTAAGAGCCGATGTATAGATGCGAACATCATCTACATTACCAGCATATGCAAAATTAGATGCATTCATACACCCAAGATTAAGGCGTGTCATGGCAGCACCTGAGCCAATGATTCCGAGACCACCTGTTCCTATCGTGCTCGCAGTCCCTTGATAGACACCATTTATATACAGCATACCAATACCTGCCCCGTTTACAATGGAAAAAGTAAATACTACATGAGTCCACGTGGATAAACTGATAGCCGCAAGGGAATTGATAACCGTTTCAGTGGTTTCGGTGGTAGATGCGAAGTAGACCCCGAGATATCTACTTGGTAGATATTGAAAATAGAGCCCTTGTGTAGTCGTATTATTGAATCCAATGGGAGTGGCACCGAGCGAAGCACCTGATGCAGCGGGAGATATCCAGAATGAAATACTAAGAGCGGTAGGATTTTGAAAGGATGTAGGAGTTGTGTATATGAGATAATTGGCAGGTGTAGTGGAGCCAGCTGTATTCGCAAAGTATGCAGAATAGTATCCGATTTTATAACCAAGAGTGTTAGAACTATATGTAATGCTTCCAATCGTTGTAAGTAATGTTAAACTATTGAATTCGTCATTAGGTGAATTTTCAAATGGCAAGTATGCCAACGGAATAAATGTATTATCTACATTGATACCTGTCCAATTTTTTCCATCATTTGAATAGGCAATGGAGTAAGTTCCTGATCCAACGGCAACCCAGAGAGAACCGTTCCATGCAATACTATTTCCTTGTATGCTAAAGGTATTTATTCCTAGACCTGTCCATGTGATTCCATCATTTGAATATGCAATGGAGTTCGTCCCTGAACCCACTGCCACCCATATGTAATCACCCCATGCAACGGCATTGCCCTGTGTAAATATACTTGTTCCAATGCCGATCCACGTCACGCCATCGTAAGAATACGCAATCGAATTGGTTCCAGAACCCACCGCCACCCACATCGTGCCATTCCACGCGACACCATTGCCCTGTGTGGAAAAGATGGATGTCCCCAATCCTCGCCAGGTGATACGCGGATTTACAGTCACCGCGTAATTGTAGAGACGAAAATCATCAATGTAGCCGTTGAAAGCAAAGGCTTGATTGCTATCATATCCAGATAGTTCAAATACACTTGTTGTCAATGAACCAACTCCTTGACTATTTGTGATACCTCCTAGAAGTGCATTGTTTAGATAAAGAGAGCAGACGCCATTGGTTTGAAAGATAAGAGAGAAATAGTACCATGTGTTGACAGTAAGTACATAGGACGATCCAACATTAACATAATTGGAACCTCCGCCACTTGGAATTACAGCAGTGAGTTGATTGGATGGATTAATGAGTACTGCAAAAAAAGTAGAATAGGCACTAAAAATAATTTGATACGTACTATTCAGTGTTTGCGGATTAAACCATCCGCTTACTGTAACATTACTGGCACCCGTCCATGTACCGCGAATGTATTTTACTGCCCCGATACCCGCTGGATTTGCCAGGTTCACTGCCTTTGAGCCGATGGTACCCGTCACAAAAGCAGGAGAACCATATACGGTCACCGTTGAATTTCCCATCACATCCTCATACGTTCCGTTCTCAAATGGTAGATGGATGTAGGGGGTGTCGACGGCAGTGGAATAAGCAAGAGTATTCGTTCCTGAACCAGTTGCAACCCACATGGATCCGTTCGTTGCCACACCATTTCCCTGTGTGGTAAAGATTCCCAGCCCATTCCCTGTCCATGAGATTCCGTCCACCGAATATGCAAGGGTGTTCATTCCTGAACCAGTCGCGACTGTCAATGGCGAGGGAAAGGTAATGCGATGACGGCGACGTGCATTATATTTTACAGTTTGGCCACTTAAAAATGCACCAGTTACAAGACTTGTCCATGATATACCATCATAAGAATAAGCAATTGTATTTGTGCCACCACCAAGCACTACCCACATGGCCCCGTTCCAAGCAATTCCATTACCACGATTTGAAAAGACACTTGTTCCAAGACCTATCCAATTGATCCCATTATAAGAATAAGCGATGGAATTTGTACCCCATCCAACAGCAACCCATATCGTTCCGTTCCATGCGATAGCATGACCACGTATTGTAAAAATACTTGTTCCAAGACCTATCCAAATGATACCATTATATGAGTACGCAATCGAATTTAATCCGTCACCAACAGCAACCCACATGGTTCCATTCCAAGCGATTCCAGAAGCACCAACTGTAAAAATACTTGTTCCAAGACCTGTCCAAATGATACCATCATATGAGTACGCAATCGAATTTGCTCCGTTACCAAGAGCAACCCACATGGTTCCATTCCAAGCGATTCCACCACTACCCGAAAAGATACTTTCTCCGAGACCGACCCAATTGATACCATCGTAGGAGTATGCCATAGAATTTGTACCATAACCAGTTGCGATCCACATCGTTTCATTTGAAGAAATTCCAATACCGCCATATATAAAAATATCCATTCCAATACCTGTCCAACGGATACCGTCATAGGAATACGCCATTGTATTTGGGGCACCTGCGCCAGTAATACCAACTGCCACCCACATAGTCCCATTCCAAGCAATTCCATAACATGTTGAAAAAATATCTGATCCAATACTTGACCATTGAATGCCATCAGAAGAATACATTATTGGATAAATACCATTACCTCCTACTATCCACCGATTCGGAACGGCGGGCCCAAACGTATACGTCTGTGTGATACTAGGCATTTGATCGATGGTCGCACGAATTCCACTGGTCCGAACCACCGTCCATCCAGGCGCAGTAACCGAATCCGTTTTCACGGTGTTTCCGTATAAGGGCTGATTTACAACGGCGCGCGAAATGTTCATTGCGTTCACCGTTAATGTAGAACAAGTAAGCAGCCCAGTGGCCGTGTTCGCTTGGAGTCCGCCGCTAAGAGTAAGTGTGGACGCAGTGAAACTAGTGGGATTGATGCGGTTCAATGTAGAAACGGTAAGTGTAGAGGTAACGATAAGTGTGCTTAAAAAAGCAGCAGAGGTTTGCTGGGTAGAAAAAGAAAGAGTAGAAAGAAGCAGTGTTCCATTGCCTGTACATGTGGAGGTAGCAGTGATGTAATCTGTAACGATTGTGCTTCCAATAAGGGTGGAATAGGCGAGTTGGCCACTGATAATGGTAGAACCAACTAAGGTAGATACACCGACTGTGCTTCCTTGAAGAGTGGAAACGCGGATGGTCTGAGCATTGATAGTACAACTCGTTAGGGTCGATAGAAGAAGGGTGCTTCCTTGAAGAGTAGAGAAGATGATTCCATCGCTCTGTATGCTAGAGGTAGTAAGGGTTCTGCCAACGGCACTACTTCCGTTCAACGTAGACGTCATCGTGGTAGAAACGGAAAGAGTGGAAGCGGTCAGGGTAGAAAGGGTGGCGGTACTGCCTTGAAACGTGGAATAGATTGCAGAGCCACTAACGAGTGTCGAGACAGACAATGTGGAAAAGAAGAGGGAATCGGACACGATTGTTGAAGCAGAAACAAAGTTGGTATTCATACTGGAGCCAGCGACTGTAGAAACAATCACGGTGCTTCCTTGAAGAGACGCCACAGAGACAACATTTCCAAGAACAGTGGATGTAGTCACGGAAGAAACGGTGGCGCTACCACCTTGAAGAGTAGAAAGTGCAATTCTGTTCCATGAAAGGGTGGAACCTGTGAGCGTGGATGCTAGAATCGTATTAACGGTCATCGAACTTCCCACTAGACTAGAATAGGCGACTGCGCCAGTAACGAGGGTAGATACACCGATCGTAGAAACGAGCATCGTGCTTCCTTGTGCCGTGGAATAGATAAGTTCAGAGGTATTGATAGAAGACCCCGTAAGAGTTGATAATACAATGGTATTTGTTTGTATGGTGGAGCCGACAAGCAACGATGTATAGAGAGAGGATACCGTTACACTAGAAACGGTCACTGTGCTCCCTTGTGCAGTAGAGAAGGATAAGGAATGGGAGAAAAGAAGAGGGGCGGTAACAGTACTCATTGTCACTGAGGAACCAGTGGTGGTGGAAAAAGTGAGTCCAGAGGCATAGAGACTAGAGACAGAGAGGGTAGTACAAGAGATCGTACTCGTGACGAGTACGCCACCATCTAGCGTAGAAACAGTGAGTGGATTAGTGTAGATACTGGAGCCTAACAGGGTGGATACAACGAGTGTGCTCCCGCTGAGTGTAGAAAAGGACAGAAATCCGACAGATGTGCTAGCCATGGTAAGGGTACTAAAACGACTCGTATCGTTTGTCGTATCAATTCCAGAAACTGCTTTTGTATAGATGGAGGAGCCAAACAAGGTAGAAGCAAACCCCGCATTGGCAAAGAAAGAATCGCCAATCAATGTTGAATAGGTCATAGAGGAGGTTTGAACGGTAGAACCGAGTGTCGTATAGGCAACCGTTACACCATTTGGTGAAAAGGTGGATGCATTCATCGTACAGATGTTCAGCACATTAAGGAAGATGGTGGATGCAGTCACACTACTCGCCATCAACGTCGTTTTTATAATGGTGTCAAAAACACCCGACGGGAGAAAGAGGCTGGCGGAACTGAATGTATCGTATACCATTGTGCTTCCAAAATGGTTTGAAACAGTCATGGATGACATCCCCATCGTAGTCTGGGTAAGGGCATCGGATGGAGCAAGTGACCCGTTGGCGGACGTACGCAATACATAATTACTAGAAACAGGGTAATCATACCGTGTTAATAGAAATGTATTATCCGCAGAATCATCGTTGTAGGTACGAATGATAAGCGGTGCAGAGTCGATGGGGTCAATGCCAGTTGACATCACAGTATCTATTATGTATTCATAATCCGTACAGAATGTTTTTATATCTACGCAAGTGTTTGCGATTGAATCGTGGCGGACATTTCATTGTACCCTGTATTGTAATAGTTGTCGCTCATTATGTCAAGGGTAGAATTCAATGCGACTTGGCTGTCGCATACTGTGGCGCCGATACGCGAATTGCCGGCTACACCGTTTCCTTGCGTAAAGATGAGTTTCGGCAAGTCGGTGCTGAAAACGGCAGTGTTATAGATTCGCAAATCATCGATGTATCCATTCAACCCACCATACGCTGTATGACAATAACTTCCAATGGTATACGTTGTCATGGTATTCAACAGTGCTGCACCTGCTACACTTCCAACGAGTACGTTATTAAGATAAAAGTAACAAGTACCTGTTTGATTATATATAATAACAAAATTGTACCATGTACCTGTGCTAATACTAGCCTGTGTTCCAACCGTAACTGTCGCATTACTTGAATTCAAAAACTGGAATTGTAATCCTATACCATTAGTGTAATATAAAAACAGAAATGTTTGAGCATTCGTTCCAATACTGAAGACCGTATTGGGTACAACTCCAGACATCGCTATACTTTGAAAATTAATCCATCCAGATACAGTCAATACAGACATGGCGGGAATAGTGCCACGAATGTAATTAGAAGGTGTATTAATAATGATGTTTACTAAATGAGCGGCTCGTGGTCCGACATATCCTGCGGCATATGTGATACTACCTGTTACAGTGGGAGAACTATTACCCAATATATCTACAACCGTTCCATCAAATGGTAAATAGAATGATGGGGCGTTAACGGGGTTGACGATATACCATGTCAAGCCATCTGGAGAATAGATTATGGGATTGGAACCTGAACCGACAGCGACGAACCGTGAGCCAGTCCAGCACACCCCGTTACCAGAAACAGAAAAGAGATTCGTTCCGAATCCCGTCCACACGGTCCCGTTCGCCGAATAGGCGAGCGTATTGGTCCCTGAACCAACAGCGACCCAACGGGTGCCGTTCCATGCCACGCCGTTTCCTGATATGCTAAATGGACTAGACGTGACTGCCGACCATGTGATACCGTCTGAAGAATAAGCAATTGTATTCGTTCCTGCGCCGACGGCCACCCAGAGGGAGCCGGTCCATGCCACACCGTTGCCTTTTGTGGAGAAGATAGTGCTAGAAATAGCGGTCCAATTGGACCCGTCGGCAGAATAAGCAATCGAATTGGTTCCCTGGCCGACTGCGACCCAGCGTGTTCCGCTCCATGCGACGCTATTCGCGCTGCTAAAAATGGCATTACCTGACGTTGAACCCATCCATGTGAACCCATCGGCTGAATACGCAATGGAGTTGGTTCCCTGACCGACCGCAACCCATAAAGAACCGTTCCAGGCGACCCCGTTCGCTTGAGTAGAAAACACGTTGATACCCATTCCTGTCCAACGAAGTCCGTCGATCGAATGGGCAAGTGTATGGGTTCCTGTCCCACAAGCAATCCATTTCGAGCCGTTCCACGCCACGCCGTTTCCTGTGCTAAAGATGGCGGTACCGAGACCGGTCCACTGAACGCCATCAGGCGAATAGGCAAGCGAGTTCGTACCGCTTCCCACGGCAATCACAGGATGCTGAATGGTCACTGTTCCAGGAAGACTGTTATTCGAGGCGATTCCTGAGCCCGCGGTAGAGAAATTTGTGCCGTTGCTAAACCGAAGAAATAACTCTCCAAATTCAAACAATGCGTTGGTTGCCCACACGGATGTCGCAATAAATCGAAAATATGTATATGTATTGGTTGTATATTGAGGATAGGTAACAAATGTACCTGTAGCAGCAATAAATCCACTGATTGTTTGTGTCCCACTTTGATTGACGAGAAGATAGGTGGAACACGTCGAAAAGTTACTCACTGCATAATTATCGTTCTTATTTAATGGGTTTGCATTCATTACCACATATTGGATAGGATAAAAGGTAGAGTTATCATTGGAGCCAACAATGTAGTATATTTGAGGTAAATTTGCATATCCACCACATCCGTAACTGTAAGAATATAATACAAGAGGTATGGATGATTGAATCTGAATCCATTCGCCATATAGGGTTCCCAGACCTTGAACAGAAGTACCAATTATGGTACGACCATATGCTCCATTCGCGCCAATGTATGAGTTCAACGATGCCCAAGAATACACACCAGCCATTCCATAATAATTATTAAATGCTCCATATGCGGGATAATTCGCATTAAGATTACTAGAGGCCGATGCTGTCCACGTAATACCACTCTTCGTCCATGTATTCGATGCGAGAGCGGACTGATTCGGTGAAATCGTATTGCTTCCATAAAATGAACTGCTGTTCCATATCGATCCGTCCACAGAGTAGCCAATCGTGTTGGTTCCTGAACCTGTCGCCACCCAACGTGAGCCGTTCCATGTCACACTATTTCCAGCCGTTGTAAAACAACTGGACGCAGCAGCCGTCCATGTGATTCCATCGGTAGAATACAAGATGGTGTTTCCTCCTGTACCTGTGGCGACCCATTGCGATCCGTTCCATGCGATACCGTTTCCAGAGGTGCTGAAAAGTGGTGATCCCGTATCGATATATAGTAGAGATGGTGAATTATACAATGATGTAACATTGGACTGTGTAAAAGCCGTCTTATAGATGCGGACATCATCGACATAACCAGCATAGGCGCCCCACGTAGGATAGGCTGCACCAACATAAAGGTGTGTCATCGCAGTGCCGAATGATATGGATAGATTTCCAGTAATCGTGGTTGTCGCTTGAAGGACCCCGTTCATGTAGAAGGATACGACTCCAGAAGAATACACGCCCACAAGATGTGTCCATGCGTTTAGCGCAACTTGTGAAACGGAAGTTAAGGAAGCGTATCCTGATGTAGTTGTCCATACCGAAAAGTCGGCGGCACCAAATGATAATATTTGAAATAGCGCGCCAGCGCTGACAGAACTATCATTGTTAAATCCTACTGGTGCAGAAGAGCCGGTTGCTGGATATGCCGTGGGGTAGATCCAACATGACAGTGTGATGACAGATGGAGAATACAAGGAAGGCGGAATAGTATATTTGAGATAATTGGCGGATGTGGTGGAGGCACCTGCTGTATTTGCAAAGTACGCTGAGTAGGATCCGACTTTATAGATGGAATTGGAGTAGGTAACGGTTCCTACCGTAGAAAGAAATGTTAATTCATTATATGTATCGGTAGATGAATTTTCTAGCGGAAGGTATACATATGGAAAAACTCTATTATTGAGACCTGACCACGATATTCCATCATACGAGTATGCAATCAAATTCGTCCCTGAACCGACGGCAACCCAGAGAGAACCGTTCCATGCGACGTTGTTTCCTTGTGTGGCAAAGGTGCTCTTTCCTAGACCAACCCATGTCATACCATTATAGGAATACGCAATCGAATGGTTTGTACCGCTACCGACTGCAACCCACATCGAGCCACTCCATGCCACACCATTACCAGATGTAAAGATACTATTACCTAGTCCAATCCAAGTGATACCGTCATAGGAATAGGCGATCGAGTTAGCACCGCTACCGACCGCCACCCACATGGCACCGCTCCACGCGACACCATTACCCTGACCCGAAAAGATTGATGTTCCTAACCCTCGCCACGTGATACGCTGATTCATAGATATCGCATAGTTGTAAATACGTAGATCGTCTATGAGGCCGTTAAATGGACTGTTTGTATTAGTATCATATGTTCCAATCGCAAATCTAGGAGAAGAACCCATTCCACCCGAATTGATGTAGGTTCCTACCAGCAAATTGTTAAGATACAATGAACATACTCCGTTGGTTTGATGGATGAATGTCACATAATACCATGTATTAATGGATGGAATCGCAGAAGTACTGATTTTTATTCCACTCCAATAGACGGACAATGAATTCGCATAAATAATAATGAGAAAGGATCCATTAAATGCTGAAAAAAGAACAGCTTGTCCATTAGATGTATTAAATGATGTCATATTAAACCAGAAACTAACGGTAAAATTACTTGGTCCTGTCCATGTACCATATATGTACTGTGTTGCGACTGTAGGGATCGTTCCTGGATTCGAGAGATTCACTGCTTTCGAGCCAATCGGACCCGTCACAAACGCAGGAGAACCATACGCGGTCACCGTTGAATTTCCCATGACATCCGCATAGATGCCGTTCTCAAACGGTAAATAGATAAAAGGTGTTTCGATATCGGTTGTGGAATACGCAAGAGTGTTTGTCCCTGAACCGGTCGCAACCCACATCGCGCCGTTCGTCGCCACACCATTTCCCTGTGTGCTAAAAATAGAGGTACCACTCGCTGTCCATATGATTCCATCAGAAGAATGCGCAAGCGAGTTCGTTCCTGAACCAGTAGCGACCATCATAGGGGCGGGAAAGGTGATTTGATGAGGACGTGCGAAATTAAACCATACTCCCATACCAACTGCACCTGGAGCGAGACTGTTTCCCAATCCAACCCAATTCAACCCATTATAAGAATATGCAAGGACATTGTTTCCACCTCCACCCGCGATCCACATGTTTCCGTTCCATGCCACTCCGCGGCCGATTGTAAAGATGCTCGCACCCAGACCAACCCAGTTGATTCCATCATACGAATAGGCAATTGTATTATCTCCTGTTCCTACTCCGACCCACATGACGCCATTCCATGCCACTCCAATTCCTAACGCAAGTGTACCTTTTCCGAGCCCTGTCCAGGTCACACCATCGTACGAATAGGCGATCGAATTGATACCATCACCCATCGCAATCCACATGATCCCATTCCAACTTACTCCAAAGGCCCCGCCACTAAATATTGCCGTTCCTAGACCAGTCCAATTGATCCCATTATAGGAATATGCAAGGGTATCTGATCCAAGGCCTGTTGCAACCCACATCGTTCCATTCCACGCAATCGCATGACCATAGGTACTAAGGATGCTATTTCCAAGACCAGTCCAGTTGATTCCATCATAGGAATACGCAATCGAGTTCGTTCCTCCACCAACAGCGACCCATAGTAACCCGTTCCACGCCACTTCGAGTCCAAAGTTTGTAAAGATGTTAGTACCTGCACCGATCCAATTGATACCATTGTAAGAATAAGCAATGGTGTTCGCGCCGATATCTCCTACCGCGACCCACATGGTTCCATTCCATACTGCGATTCGACCTCCGCCAAGAATTCCTGTCCCTAATCCATTCCATCGTAGCCCATCATTCGAATAAGCCAACGTATTGGTTGTATTACATGTGGCGACCCATCGATTGGGAACAGTCGGTCCAAATGTATACATCTGTGTACTAGAAACAGGCCTATCCAATATTGCGCGAATGCCACTTGTTTTCACCACACTATTCTGATAGGGAATGGACGTTTTTTTGACGGTGACGCCTGTTACAGGGTGGCGAACAGAATAGGTCGTCGCCGATACTGAATTCGTGGTGAGCGATGAAACCGTCGCGGTGCTCGCATTCATATTGGAGGTTATCATAGTGTTCACTACGTGTGTAGAATAATTCAAGTTGATCGCATTGACAGTCGATGTAACAAGAGTCAATCCCACTGTCATGGAATTCGCAGTCATTGTGCTTCCATATAGATTCGTCGCATTCAGATTGGTAGGTTGGATAGAAGAAGCGATGATAGATGTTCCTACAACCGTATTAGAAACAACATTATTCCCTGTCATGGTAGAGAATATAACGACTCCACTCGTTATCGTGGAGCCAACTAGTGACGAAACTGCAATTGTGCTTCCCTGAAGAGTGGAAAAGACAAGAGATGTGAATCCGCTCAGGGTTGATCCAGTGAGCGTTGACACATTCATTGTGCTTCCACTGAGCGTCGAGACAGTCAATCGATTCATATTCATTGTGGATGCGACCACACTCGATACCATCATCATATCACCCGTTAGAGTGGAATACACAATAGAACCGCCATATAAACTGGAGATGAGCGTTGTGGAAACAAGAAAAGAACTTCCTGTCATGGTAGAAAAGACGCTCGCATTCACATTAAGAGTGGAACCTGTAAGTGTGGATATCGTGACGGTACTCCCTTGTAGAACCGATGTGACAGCAGAACCAGTACGCGTACTCGATACATTGATGCTAGAGAATGCTAGCGTGCTACCTTGCGAAGTTAAAAAGGTGAAATTGGTAGCAAGAAGTGTAGAGGCAGTTATACTGGAAACGACGAGTGTACTCCCCTGATATACGGAAAATGATCCACTATTCATGAACATCGTGGAACCGTTCAGCGATGAAGCCGATACAGTCTGTGCACTCACAGTACTTCCTGTCATGGTAGAAAATCCGACCCATCCAACGATTATGCTAGAAACCAGTGCAGTCGACGTGGCGAGCGTGCTTCCTGACATGGTAGATGTGAGTAGTGCACCGACCGATAACGTGGAACCCGTAACAGATGATAGAAGAACAGTGCTTCCTATCATGGTAGAAAACGAAAATGGACTACTATACAACGTAGAGGCAGATAGGGTGGACGTCGTCAATGTGCTCCCTTGTGCAGTGGAAAAGACTAATAAGGATGCCATTATATTCGATATATCAACGTGGTTCATGATAAGTGTACTTCCTGTTAAACTAGATGCGGTGATATTCACCCCATTCACAGTAGAACCTGTTAAAGTGGATACTACCGAAATCACATTTGCAGCGACCGTGCTTCCACCGAGTGTAGATAAATAAGCATTTTGAGCACCTATCGTGGATCCGGTCATACTGGACACTGTCACAGTACTTCCGCAGAGCGTGGAATAAACAAGCGCTCCACCTTGAATGGATGATGCGGTAAGACTTGATATCGCTAGGGTACTCCCTGTCATCATGAGCACGGATAATTGAGGCACAATCATCGTAGAACCTGTCAGAACCAGAGTCGATGCCGAATCAGAATTCACCGTGCTTCCCGTCAAAGTAGAAAATGTGATATTGGTTGCCTGTAATGTACTAGTGGTTAGCGTAGAACGGACGCTGAGTTCATTGACAAACACCGTGCTTCCAATAAAGGTTGATAAGGTCAAATTCGTCAAATTGATAGTAGAAGCGCTCAAAGTAGATACATTGACGGTGTTCGCCTGAAGGGAGGAATAATATAAATTGCCCGTACTAATGGTCGATGCCGTGATAACATTGATATTAATCGTGCTACCAGTGATGCTACTTGTATTACAGGATGATACAGATAAACTGGATACGTAAATCTTGTTGGAAGGCGCAAGAAGACCGTTTGTCGATGTAACCAGAAGATAATTACTGGAAACAGGGTTGAGAAACGACGAAAAAAAATACGTATCAGCAGTACGTATCAGTAAGGGTCCACTATTAATGGAACCAGATGACATTACTAATTATGATCGCATAATTAATAATATGATCCTCGCACAATGCGTTGCTCTATGCTTGTTGGGTTTGAATCAAGGCAGAGAACGTAGTGTATCCTTTATTGTAGTACGAGTCGCTCATCATACTAAGTGTATCGGAACGGTTCAATACGAATTGACTGTCCACGACAACGGGACCGATACGCGAGTTGCCAGCTACTCCATTACCTTGAGTAAAGATACTGTTACCATTGATGGAAGGATACCATGTGATTCCGTTATGTGAATAGGCGATCGTATTGGTTCCTGATCCAACCGCGACAAATCGCGTACCGGTCCAACAAACACTATTTCCCTGCGTTGTAATGATAGACGATCCATTTGCGGTCCATGTTTTCCCATCATACGAATAAGCGAATGTATTCGCACCATTTCCTACCGCGACCCATATGGAACCAGTGGTTGTGATACCTCGACCGATCGTAAAAGGAGGACTTGCGATAGTAGTCCATGTGATGGCATCAGTAGACCATATCATAGCGCTATTTCCAACAACTACGTATACATTTCCAGACCATACAGCAATTTCCATACCCGTTCCCATCAATGTAGTCGCACTCGTAGACCCTATCCAGTTGATACCGTCCGTTGAATAGGCAACAGAATAAGTTCCTGCACCGACCGCAATCCATTGATTACCAGTCCATGCAATACCATTTCCAATCGTAAGACCCGTCGATCCCACACCAATCCATTGAGTGCCGTCATAGGAATAAGCAATCGAGTTCTCACCTGAGCCGACAGCAACCCATATGGTACCATTCCATGCCACGCCATTTCCAGAGGTAAAGATACTAGTCCCTAGACCGATCCACCGAAGTCCGTCGTATGAATACGCAAGCGTATTCACCGTCCCTGAACCGACTGCGATCCACATGGAACCATTCCATGCCACGCCATTTCCTGTAGTGGTAAAGATGCCAGCACCAAGACCAGTCCATCGAATGCCGTCGAGGGAATATGCAATGGTATGCGAACCTTGACCAACGGCGACAACTGGATGTTGGATATATACTCCAGCCTGTCCTGCATTCCAGCCAATACCGCGACCTTCTGTAAAAATACCGGATCCAGAAGTCGAATTGGTCCAGCTAATCCCGTTATATGAATAGACCACTTTTGCGGTTCCTGCTCCAACTGCAACCCATTTATCACCACACCACGCGACATGATTTCCTGTGATTGTTAATTGAGGATTGCCGTTACCTGTCCAACTAAGCCCGTCATACGAATAAGCAAGCGTATTTGTTCCATCACCCGCCGCAACAAACAATGTCCCGTTCCACGCAATAGAACGCCCAGTAGTAAAAATAGAAGAGTTGACACCCACCCATGTGATTCCATCAGTAGAATATGCAATACAGAAAGATCCATTTCCAACTGCAACCCATTTATTACCATTCCATGTTACACTATATCCTGTACCAGTGCTAGTAAGAATAACGAGAAAAGGAGATGACATAACTGCTATCCAACTAAGCCCGTCATAGGAATAAAGAATCGTATTCGGTTTGGATAAACCAATGGCTTGTCCTACTACTACCCACATATTCCCATTCCATGCAATGTCGTATGCGATATTAATAAAACCATAACTACCTGGAATACCCGTCCAATTGATACCGTCATAGGAATAGATCATTGTATAGGGATCTCCAGCGCCCACTGCAATAAACACAGTGCCATTCCAAGCAATTCCATAACACGATGATAAGAACGAATTGCCATTTCCATTAGAGGAAGTCCATGTGATTCCATCATAGGAATATGCGATAGAATTTTGTTGTGATCCTGTGCCGCCTGCCACCCAGACCGTTCCATTCCATACAATCGCCTGACATGTTGATAGTTGATTGATCGATGTCGCACTCCATGATGCAGCAGTCCATGTGATTCCATCGTAGGAATAAGCCAGTGTGCTGGAACCGCTACCGCCTGCGATCATCATGTTTTGCGGGAACGTGATCGTATGGGGAAGACGAGCATTATTGGTAACTTGGTATCCGCCCGTACTGAAAATAGAATTTCCGATGCCTTTCCATGATAACCCATTATAAGAATAGGCAAGTGTATTTAATGTGGTTCCAGCAGCGGTCCACATGGATCCATTCCATGAAACTCCATATCCATAGCCATTAAATACAATTGAGCCATACAGATTCAATGAAGATAACGCAGGATATGCACCTGCAGAGGTAATATAGATAAAACGATAGTAATAATATCCAGAAGAGGATGTTACATAATAATTTGCCAAATAGATCTGTGTATTTTGAGCGCTTTGATTGTCGAGTAAGAACCATGTAGATCCATTATTGGAACCGGCCATCACCCACGCCGTTGGAAAATTGGAAGATCCTTCATATACGGTATAGTAAGACAAGATAAATGGATACGGTGTTTGTAATTGTACCCATTCGCCTGTATAGGTTGTTCCGCTCACCACGGTTGTTGCTGTTGCTGGTGGAGTAATTTGCCAAAACGTACCGTTGTTTCCATCAAATGGTTTATAATAATCAACAATGCCGTTTCGCGATGATGAACCTGATGCGATATAGGTCCCAGGATAGAAACCAGTAAGGGCGGTTGTGTTGGAAGTAAGGGGCTGTGGAGGGATAAGGGTAGGCCCATCTGCTGGGTTCCATGTGATACCATCGTACGAATATACAATGGAATTGGCGGAACCTGTGCCAACCGCAATAAACATGGTACCGTTCCATGAAACGGATATGGCTTGAGAGGTTGTTCCAAACATTAATACACCAGACCCCACCCATGTTGTCCCGTTATACGAATAGGCGATAGCATTGGTTCCTGATCCAACGGCGACCCATAGATTTCCATTCCATGCCGCTCCTCTTCCTGCTCCTGAAAAAGGTGTTAATCCAAGTCCATTCCAGGTGATACCGTTGTAAGAATAGGCAAGTGTATGCGACGTTCCTACCCCACCTGCTATCCACATTGTCCCATTCCATGCGATACCATACCCAACCGATGAAAAGATGGAACTTGCCAGTCCGATCCAATTGATCCCATCATATGAATAGGCGATGGTGTTCGTCCCGCTTCCTACCGCTACCCACATCACACCGTTCCACGCCACACCTCGCCCCTGACTAGTAAAAATGGTCTTACCGACACCTGTCCATATAATCCCATCATAGGAATACGCGATAGTATTCACTGTCCCTGAACCGACCGCCACCCACATTATACCGTTCCACGCCACACCAAGTCCATTGGAAGAAAATACACTCGTTCCCAAACCGTTCCAGTTGATTCCGTCATTCGAATAGGCGATAGAATTAATTCCTTCTCCTACTGCGACCCATCGATTGTATGCAGCCCCTGAGGGACTGCTTTGCGCGCCACATGTATAGACCTGCTTACCTGTAATGACACCTGTATTCTGTCGTGGCACGATTCCTTTTGTTTTAACAGTAACAGCGGTGGCGGGCGCAATTGTCGTCTTTTTGAGCGTTGTACCATACACTTGTTGTGTTACTATATGATTGGTAAGAGAAACAGATTGGGCGGTAAGCGTGGATGTGAACAGTGTAGTGGCGACAATTGTGGGCGCAATCAGAGTGCTAACTGTCAGAGTCGAATACATCAAATTGGTAGCATTAATTGTTGATGCAGTAAGTGTCGACGTAACATTCATGTATTGAGTAGTTATGGTACTTCCCAGAAGAGTAATAGTGTTAATGGATGTGATATTCATTGTGGATGCGGTAATACTAGATGCTGAAATTCCATTCGCAAACACAGTGCTTCCTGTCATAGTAGAGTATGAAATGGCTCCAACTGTCAATGTCGATGCTGTTAGTGTAGAATAGAAAAGTGTGCTTCCCTGAAGGGTGGAGAACGATACATTCATTACACCATTCATACTTGACGCGGTTGTGGTAGAAACAGTCATTGTGCTACCCACAAGAGAAGAGCCAATCGCAACATTGCTAGTTACTGTGGAGCCAATCATACTGGATATAGTAAGTGTGCTTCCCAGAATGGTCGAATACGTGATGAATCCGCCATAAAGACTCGATACAAACACAGTCGAACCGATGAATGTACTTCCCAAACCACTAGAAATCTGCATTGTATTCGAATAAAGAGTGGAACCAGAAAAGGCCGATACAATAAGAGTGCTCCCTACAAAGGTAGAGAATGATACAGAACCTGTCATGGTCGATGCAGTTAATGTAGACAATGTGGCCGTTCCTCCCGCAAGGGTTGAGAATACCATCGAATTCGTGATCAAGGTGGAAATAGTCGTGGTTGATCCAATGAACGTGCTTCCAAGCACTGTGGATGCTAATAGATTGGTTACGTCAAAGGTAGACCCTGATAAGGTAGAAAGGATCGTCACAGCGCCGCCAGCCGCAACTATACTTCCTGTCATCGTGGAGAAGCCTATCCCTCCTCCATTCATGCTAGATACCGAAATGGTAGACAGTGTCACAGTACTTCCCGTCATGGTAGAAAATCCCAACACATTGGTATATAAGGTAGAACCAGTAACAGATGATATAACCGCAGTACTACCTTGCAGCGTTGAGAACCATACATTTCCCCCCATCACTGTGGATGCATGTATCGTAGAAAGGATAAGTGTACTTCCTTGTGCAGTAGAAAACGTGAGAGAAGATGTATAAAAACTGGATAGCAATCCCGCATTCATATTAATAGTGCTTCCAAGAAGGCTAGATACTACCATATTGATTCCATTTACGGTGGAACCTACAACAGATGATACAGATACCATTCGATTGACCGAAACAGTGCTGCCGATAAGGGTTGATGTGTAAAAAGATCCAGCACTCAGCGATGATATGTTAACACTTGAAACGGTGAGAGTGCTTCCGATAAGGGTAGAAAAACTCAAAGCACTGCCATATACACTCGATATCGTCATAAGATTACCTGAAAAGGTGCTTCCTGAAACGGTGGATACGATTATCTGATTTGCGGAAACAGTGGAGCAAGTTGTCGTGGAAAAGATGGTTGTTGTGTTCAAGACGAGTGAGTTACCCATCAATTGAGCAAATGTATTGTTTATTCCATTGAAAGTACTAGTGTTTAGCGTAGATTGAATGACCATTTGATTCACGTTCATGGAACTTCCGACAATCGTTGATAAGTTAAGGTCATTGATATTAATGGTACACGCATTCAGCGTTGAAAGACGAATTGTATTTGCTAAAAGAGAGGAATAAAACAGTAATCCAGTACTGGTGGTGGATGCAGTAATACGATCGACGAACATATTATTTCCGATGGTCGTACTCGCATAACATGTCGATAACGTGATACTCGACACATAGATGTTGTTTGAAGGTGCCAGTTGCCCATTAGCGGATGTAATAAGCACATAATTGCTCGACACGGGATAATCATATCGTCCTAGAAGATAAGTATTATTGGGGGATTGATCCAAATAGGTTCGAATCACCAGAGGACCACTATTAATAGGAGTGATGCCAGAGGAGTCACTCATCTAGAATCGTCAAAGAATGAAAATCCCAACACTTCAAACACTTCGACAAACTCTGCAATTACAAGTTTAAAGTTAAATATCCGGAACAGGTAATAGGATGCCAGCGGGTGGAGGATTACTTCAACTCGCCGCAGTAGGGAAACAAGATGCTTTCCTCACGGGAAACCCGCAAATCAGTTTCTACAAAATGGTCTATCGTCGCCATACAAATTTTGCCATGGAATCGCAACCCATGTACTTTGACGGTACGCCCAATTTTGGACAACGTATTACATGTTTGATCCCTCGGCGAGGCGATCTGCTTGGTAGAGTCTATCTTGATGTTGTTCTGCCACAAATCAAGGATACAAGTGGGAATCTGTTATCGTATACAAACTCGATCGGACATGCTCTTATTCAAGAAATCACCTTTGAAGTGGGTGAACAGGAGATTGATCGACAGACCGGCGAGTGGATGGAAGTATGGACGCAACTAACAACACCTGCCAGTCAACGTTACGCGCTCAATGAAATGATTGGACGCGTAGAGCCCTATAACTTGATTGATATTAAACCATCTGATAGCGGTGACGGTCTTCGTCTTCTGATTCCTCTCCAGTTCTATTTTTGTCAAAATCCTGGATCCTATCTTCCTCTGTTGGCCCTTCAATATAGCCCGATTCGCATCAACATTACATTACGTCCTCTTCAACAACTCTTCTGGGTTCCTCCGCCACTCCCTCCAGCGACACAGGAAAGTTGGATGCCTGCCTGTTCGGTACAAGCAAGTTGTACCACTCCGATCACAAGTATGATGTTGTGGGGCGATTTCGTCTATTTGGATGTTGATGAGCGTCGAACCTTTGTGAGTGCTACCCACGAGTATTTGATTGAGCAGGTACAACATACACCACCCTTCGCCATTACCGCCAATCAGACAACAGCAACAATTCCGATCGAATTCAATCATCCGATCAAGGAGTTCGTGTTTATGATTCAGCGTGATGCCATGCAAAACCGCAATGAATGGTTTAATTACAGCAATCTAGCGATCGGTGAATATACTCCAGCACTTGTTCTTCCTTATATTAACTCCAATGCTCCTTCGGCTCGTCTTGATCTGCTTGCGACGGCCAAACTTCAGTTGGATGGATATGATCGATTCACGGAGCGAACGCCGCAGTATTTCCGTCTTCAACAACCATACGAACATCATACTACCACGCCGATCAATTCATTCATTTATAACTACAGTTTTGCGTTGCGACCAGAGGATGTCCAGCCAACGGGTACAATGAATGCCAGTCGTATTGATAGCATTGTATGGCAACTTCAGATGAATACGGTGCTGACCAATCCATTGATTCCCGCCTGGCAGCAACGCGGTAGTTGCCGCGCTATTGTCTATGCGCACAACTATAACATTTTTCGTGTGATTAACGGGTTTGGTGGTTTGCTGTTTACCATTTAAGGCACTTTTTAGGAAAAAGTGCGCAAAAACAATTTATTATGAAAAACAGCCATATATACATAACAATGTTTATATGGTCGTTTTTTTAAAAAAAGCCCTAAGTAATGAGCTCGAGTGTCTCACAACTCGAATTCTGGCGAGAAGCCAGTTCCGACACGAATGAAAAGAATAACGGTGAAGAAGGTGGTGACGGTGCCGCCTATTTATCTTACAATGTTCTGATGGGTCTATCAGTTCTAGGTGGATTCTTTGCACTAGATCATATTTATCTTCGATCGCCCCTGACATTTCTTGCCAAGATCATCGTCAATGTTCTCTGTTTTGGAATCTGGTGGATCTACGACGCCACACAGGTGGTATTTAACAGTCACGCGGTGAAAGTATTCGGACTCGGTGTTCCAGGACTAGGACCGAAAGGAATTGCGGCTGGTGTATTTGCCAATCCAGTGCCTGACAAGAAACATATGACATTCTTCATTTATGCAATGAGTCTTATCTTCGGCGGCGTCTTTGGTCTTGATTCCTTTATCATGGGTGATAATCGAACAGGTATTATTCGTGTAATCTGTCTGATTTCGCTTCTATTCGCACCGATTGCGTTAGGCTGGTGGGCATACAAACTATTTAACTTTTTCACAGATACAAAATCAGTGATCAGTGAAAATGCGGACTTCTTTGGTGCACCTGCACATTCTTTTAAGAGTGGATTCCTATCGAAATTCCCCTTTCTAGGTGCCCTATTTAGCCCATTTGATTCCATCAAGACGTTTATTCATGATATCATTGGCGATGCCATTCAGCCCATTACAGATACAGCAAAAATGGCGATTAGTACAGTAGATAATACGGTTAAGACATTGGACGATACAGTTCAACTGGGTCGCGAAGCCATTTCAAAGGGAGCAGACATTGCAGGTCAGATTTCAAACACAGTGGAGAAAGTGTCACAGGCCACGCAAATTCTGCCTGGCGTTTCCCTTTATTCTAGTATTACACCTGATTCTGTTCAGAAGGAACTTGGTCAAAGCGCAACAACAGATGTAAAAGCGAATGCGGCAACAAGCGCAGTGGCAACAAGCGCAGCAGCGATGGTAGGTGGAGCCATGATGGCGGACTTAAAACCACTCCACTATCTATTATTAGTTACGATTGTAACAATTGTGCTTGGTGGAGTCATTGTTACATATCATCGATCAAAGAATGTCCCAATCCACGACGAACGAGATGACACCCCTCCGAGACCACCAACAGTTCCTGAAATTGTTGGAGCGAAACGAAAATGAGCCGCTATCGGTAGTAAAATATGGGGCTTCTTGGTGCAACCCTTGTAAACGCATTGATAAATCGACACTTCTTGGCCTCAGTGACAAGATCAAATGGTATGAAGTAGATATTGATGAAAACGAGGAGACGAGTACGTACGTTGGTGTGAAAACGATTCCGTGCTTTTTGGGAATTCGATTGGGTGTTCCGCAGCCACTGTTTCAGAGTTCGGATACCGCCAAAGTAGCAGAATGGGTGAAGAACGGGTTCAAGGCCTGAAAGGCCTACTACGTTCAAGGCCTGAAAGGCCTACTACGTTCAAGCAGTAATGCTACTACGTTCAAGGCCTGAAAGGCCTACTTAACTAGCAAACATCATCTTGCCACGGCCTTCTTTCACTACATACACATTCCATCCTTCCGTAAACAATCGCATCTCAGCCTTTCGCTGAGCCAATACCGCATTGGAGTTAATATTCGCCAATTCGATATAAAGCGTAGGACGATCCGCGGTTGTCAAATTCACCGTTCCTTCAGGCTGTCGCTCTGCTGGATAAATGGTACCATATTTCTCACCCACCGACCAATTCATCGATCCGATGTGCATTCCATTTGCCTTCTCATCTTTAGCATGTACATTGATCTGACTCCAGACGAGGGGTTCATATAACTCTTCGCGATCTCGTCCAGCGATCAGCAATTTCAGATCATAATAAAATTCGCCATAGGGGGTGGTATAAGGTTGTACACCCGCGGCGGCTCGAGAATCAAAATAATCATTCGAAAACAGATCAAGACGATTCTGATCCAGGGCATTTTGTGATCGAAAGAACCAGACAAGGCGTTCGGTAGGATGGCGCCCATCTAGACGTCGTGTCACGGCGGCGACGCCGCCTTTATCCAATGGAATAAAATCAAGTTCTCCAAACGTAAATAGATTATCAAACTGGCGGCGAAATGGAATTTCGATCACTTTCGAACGTAACTCTTCCTGAATGGCAGGTGATACGTAGTGTTGAATCGTAGAAAGAAGAATACGCGGACCTCCAATCTGAATACGAGAGAGAGGAGTAAAAGTATTCACTGTGACACCATCGCTAAAAGTATATCGCATGGAAGGGATCGACCATGGGGCGGGTTTATACACGGTAGGATCACTGGAAACAACAAGGTCCTCTAGTTTTCGAAGCATACCTTTGATACGAAAGTTCTGCCATGGCATTGCCACGAGAGGAAATCCCGCATCTCCAGGACATTGTGTGCCAGGCAAGGGTAACACGATCCGAAGCGAACCTGGAGTGGCTCGCAATTGAATACCGCGATCAGTGACCTGACCTGTAAGAGGGTCGGTCGTATCAAGTAATCCCGCCTTTTGTTGTCGCAGAAAACTGCTGTTGGATGAACCTTCGGTCAGTTGTTTGGCTAATAGACCATCACCAGACCATTCTTGGAGGAGAAACTGATCTTGATAGAACTGAATCTTCTCAAATAGGAAATAGGCCACATAATTGACATATCCGTACGATGTACCGCTCAAATCGGTGATCGGAAACAACCCATTGGCGCGTTCAGGTGAATAGGCCTGACCACTGGGTTGAACGGGAAGAGGAGGAAACCACGTAGGCAATTCAATTTCTAGGGCGCACTCGGTTAGCACATCGCCATAGGCGTCGATTTCCACTTCAAAACTTTTCCCAAATGCAGCGTCGGCCAAGGGTACCATGGTGCGGCGTTCCGCCAAATGAGGAATGGATGATTCGTATCGAGCATCATAGGGAAACAGACTGTCTTTAGAATCTTTTACGAAATAAGTGTCTTTTACACCACGCGCAACGAGCTCAAAAAGAGCACCTTGCCCACTGGAGGCGTTGATGGTCGCCATTCTACTGAAAGGCATGGAAGGAACGGTTTATGCTGCGAGAGCGCGAACGAGAGAGAGGAGGAGTCCAGAAAAGAGTGACATGCCAATGGCCATCATGAAATTGAAACGAGAGACGAGAACGATAAAAACAGCAAGACTGGATAACGCTGAGATCAATAAGATTCCCATTCCTTCTGTCATCAATGCGCGCTCGTCGATTTTGGTGACACTGATATTCTTCAAAAACATGGAATTCAGGGATGCCGTAAGGAAGGACGCCAAGACAATCACGGCAACCATTCCGCGCCAATCCAACTGATAAGAAAAGGCGGCCATATAGACAATCAAAACGTTAACAAACGCTACTGCGGCCACTTCAAGCGTCACTTCACGGGGAGTCAGATACATGTTCTACTGTCATATAACAAAAATTGATATGCGTACCATCCTAAAAGGAAAGACACCATGGCGAATCTTGTCATTGTGGAATCGCCTGCCAAATGTCAAAAGATCCAAGGGTTTCTGGGGGCCGGATGGAGAGTCATTGCTAGCATGGGTCATATACGTGCTCTGCAGCACAGCCTGGATGCAGTAGGCATCGAGAATGATTTTGAGCCAAAATATGAATGGATCAAAGAAAAATCAAAAGCCATTAAACAACTGAAAGATGCAGCGAAGGATGCAAAAGAAATTTATTTGGCATCGGATGCTGACCGTGAGGGGAATTTCATAGCGTACTCTATCTGTCTCTTGTTAAAACTCAACCCGAAAACGACCAAACGAATTACATTCACCGAAATCACAGAAAAAGCCATCAAGTATGCCGTTCAACATCCGCAAACACTCGATATGAATCAAGTTCACGCACAACAAGCCCGTGCCATGCTCGACATGATGATTGGATTTACAATTAGCCCGTTATTGTGGAAATATGTAGCATCATCACTATCGGCAGGACGATGCCAGACACCTGCCTTGCGCCTCGTAATCGAACGAGAGGATACCATCCAGGATTTTAAGGCGGCGTCGAGTTGGCAACTTCATGCGACCTGGAAAACAAATGGATTCACCTTTGAATCAACCATGACGGATGAATTGGAAGACGAGGAATCTGCGATGAATTATATGGAGAATATATACAATATCACGCACGGAACCATTACAAACAAGGAAATCAAACCATGGTCAGAATCTGCGCCACAGCCATTCATGACAAGTACACTACAACAACAGGCAAGTGCGCTGTATGGAATGAATCCTGCAAATACCATGAAAATCGCACAGAAATTGTATGAGGCGGGTCATATCACGTATATGCGAACAGATAAGGCAGTTTTATCAGAAGAAGCTGCGATTGCCGCAAAAGAGTGGGTGAAAACGGCGTATGGAGAGGAGTTTGTATCACAACGAACACAAGTATCACAAGTATCACAAGGAAACGTACAAGAAGCCCACGAGGCGATTCGCCCTACCCATATGGAAGCAGAGACAATACAAGGCGATGCCTACGAAAAGAAACTCTATCGTCTGATTTGGCAACGAACCATTCAGTCCGTGATGTCTGCCGCACGAGGAGAAACCTGTCACATCATGATTCAATTAGAAGGCGACACCGATTTCAACTGGCTTTCAAAATGGAAACGTACCACGTTCGAAGGATGGCGGCGTGCAGGAGCCGTTGCGAATTTGGATGACACTGAGCCTCTTCTTGAACAAACGACAGAATGGGAAAGGGTATCCTTAATGAAAGTAGGAGATAAACTCGACTGGACCAGCATAAGGGCAGAACCGAAAGAGTCCAAGGCGAAAGGCAGGTATACGGAGGCAACCCTTGTCCGAGAACTAGAAACCTACGGTATTGGTCGACCCTCTACCTTCGCATCGCTCCTCTCCGCCATCCAGGAAAGGGAATATGTCGAGATCCGTGATCTTCCGGCCAAAGAAGTGCTCGTTACAGAATATCGGATTCAGCCACAAAGATGGCCGCCGACCAAATCGGAAACCAAAAAGAAATCGGGTGCAGAAAAACATAAACTTGTTCCGACCGATCTGGGACGCTCCGTATGGAATTGGCTGAAAATACAATTCGAAGATCTCTTTGCTTATGACTTTACGGCTCAGATGGAGCAACGTCTAGATCAGATCGCTCATCCGATCCAACCGATCAATGATCAGCGATCATGGAAAGTACTCCTTCATGAGATCTGGAATTCGTACCGAGACCGGGTGAAGACTTTGGGAACCGCTTCCGAATCAAAAGATCGATCCAATCCAAAGATCCGGACATTTGCAAATGGTCTGAAAGCCGTTCAGTCCAAGAAGGGGCCTATTCTATTGATGGAAGGAGCAACAAAGGATGCCACTCAATTCTTTGGATGGCCCAAGGACGTCACATTTGATCAGATCACGGAAGAGCAAGCGATCCAATTTCAAAAAGATCAAATGATCCTCCGGTCCGGATCAGACTTTGGAGAATGGAATGGAAACCGGATCCAAAAACGATCTGGGAAATTCGGATCGTATCTCCAATCTGGATCGATCTCCATCCCATTTCAAGAAAACGAACCGATCGAGGAAACCGTTCGTCGCCTCGAAGCGAAGCAGGCCGGGGGCGGCGGAGCCGCCGGAGTGATCCGGGCCTTCAAGGAGTTTGTGATCCGGACAGGTCCGTATGGACCGTATATCATGAAACCTTCCCTCAAGAAGCCACAATTTGTCTCCTTACCAAAGGGAGTCGATCCACATAGTTTAAAGGAGGCCGAAGTAGCCGCACTCTATAAACTTGGTCTTGAAGAGAAGAAACGCCACAAGACGCGCGTCAATGTGCCTAAAGCCTCCGCCGACCCGTCGTTCCTTCCCGCGTCAAAATAAAAAGAAAACATTAGATAAATGGAGCAGGGTGTCAAAATGATCAATGGGAGCGATCCTGATGTAGAGATGCGAAGTGAGAGTCCGCAAAAACAACGATCGCGTTCCGTTTCCCCTATTCGAGGCCCTGCGCCAGATTCGCCACCCAGGGAGAAACGATTTTTAAATGGATGGACGCGCGAGCAGGAAACGCTGATGGCCGAATGGAGCGATTTAGCGATGTGTTATCGCTGGCTCCATGATAAATCAGAGAAACATTATCACAGCAAAACATTATGGATTAATTTACCAGTCATTATCTTATCAACGTTGGGCGGAACAGCGAACTTTGGTATTCAGTCTCTCTTTGATGATGATAATACAAAGAAATATGCTAGTTTTGCGATTGGTGGCATTTCTCTTTTTGCGGGTCTATTAACGACCATTGGAAACTATTTACGGTACGCACAATTTGAAGAATCACATCGTGTAGCATCCATTGCTTGGGGAAAGTTTCAGCGCTTGATTGCGGTAGAATTAGCGCTCAATCCAGATGATCGGATCGATTCGATGGATTTTCTAAAGATTTGCCGCGCGGATCTCGATCGGCTCATTGAACAATCGCCACCGATCCCTGAAGAGAGTATTAAATTATTTGAGGCCAGTTTTGGTCTGATCACCGATCTGAAGAAACCAGATATTTGTGGTGCACTGGAACATACACGCGTCTTTGAGAGTTCTCAATCGCGTTTAAAACAGGTACTCAGCGATGCTGCACTCATGATCCGTCACAAGCGACGAACGCTCAACGAACTCCTCTCACCACAGATCCAGGATACGATCAAGAAGCAAGTGGAAACGAGACTACAAGAAGCGCTGGAAGAGCGCAAGAATACATTAAAAGAAGAGTTAGAGTTGGAGAAGGCATCCATCAAAGAGACAGAGGAAGAGTACCAGCGCGCATTAGAAGAACGAAGACGCAAGATTCATAGCGACATTGATAACGAGATACAGCAGAAAAAACAAGGGATCGTTGATACGCCTGCAAAGAATGCAATGCCACGCCAATCGAATTTCGAGAAACGACTTCAATTGAAAATGAATCCAATGTTTTCAGCACGCGTGGCGTCACCTGAAAAGATACGTAAAGATGAACCAAAGAAAGAGGAGCCGCCACAACCATCTTTAGATACATTAGGGGACCAAAACGTTGTTATCATTCCCTCTTCGAATCAGGTCGATAAATCGGACGTGTAACACAGTACACGCCATAAACACAGTACATGACATAAACGCAGTATATGTCATAAAAAATTGAAGAAGTCGCGCCACAAAGATGAGGTGCACACAATATGCGAATCAACAAAGAATCTATTCTTCGCCTCTTTTACCATCATCTTTCACTCAAGTCTCTCTGGCTCAAGACGAGACTTCGCCACGCTCATATCGCCATGATCATGAAACGGGGAAAGATGATTGCCATGGCTACGAATACAGTAGGGTCCCGCGCCCGTGGCTGCGGATACGATGATCGAACCATTCATGCCGAGCGCGCCGTGTTGAAAAAACTAGGAGATAATAGTAAATTAGCGGGCGCTATCTTGATTGTCATTCGTATTTCACGAGGTACCAACGAGTTGGTCGATTCAGAACCGTGCGAACATTGCCGACCTCATATGGAAAAATGTATGAAAGAGTATGGACTTCGTCGGGTGTATCATTCTTGACCTTTGGGGATCTATCCACATCATTATCAGAAAAAGGGAGGGGTTATTTTTTCTGATGAGGATGTAAAGAGCCAATACGGTTAACAGTCAGGGTATGGAGAACTATCAAAAAGTGAAATCTTGTTTTGATGAAAACGATTGTACACTACTTACTAGTTTTGAAGAGTTTGAAGAGTCTCGGAAAATAGTACTAAAACAGTCATATCAATTTGTAAGAGTGAAATTTACTGCTTCGTGTTCTCATGAATCGAGTGTCGTATTTACCAATTTCAAATTAAGAAAAACAGGAAAGACCTGTAAAGCATGTGTAAAACAAAAACAGAAAGATATACTGAAACAAAGTACCAATGCACATGTAATTGAATACGAGGGTATTAAATTAATAGAAGAATATTTGTCTCCATTTTATGAAGTGATGCGAATGAAGGAAGGATGTCTGGCAGATATGGCGATTCGAAAGAAAGGAGAACAGGATGATAAATGGATCCCCATCCAAGTGAAGTCCACAATGAATATATCACATGGCATGTATTCCTTTACAGTACATACTACATATAAAGATATGTTAATGATATGCGTATGTATATCCGAAAAGAAATTGTGGATCGTACCATATAATCATATTACTGTAAAAAGAAAATTAAACATTTCTGTAAAATCAAAATACAGCAAATATTTAGTTGATAATTCAACAATTAATGCGTTTATTGATAAATATATATCGGATATTGTTTGTAAAAATATAGATACGCTGATGTTACCAGTTAATCCTGCACAACAGAAAGAACAACAATATGTACAAAAAAGAGAACAACATCTGTCATTTTTATCTTATCAATATCCAAATGTTCAAAATACATGCGTAGATGTAATTATTAATGGTAAAAAAATTCAAGAAAAGGTACTGGGGTTTATAGAGTCAAAAAGTGCATTACATTGTACACTTTCAGCAAATAATGGTACACTAGATGGAAAGCGTAAATCTCGTATGTATCAACTAGGAGAAAATGATTATTATTGGCTACATTCGAGTATTGATGACAGATTTTGGATTATTCCAGAACAAGTCGCTTATGAAAAGGGGTACATTTCAAATAAAAATGAAATTAAACCAAAAAGAACATTATGGTTTAAATCGGATAATAATGTAACACAAAAATGGATGAATGATTATGAATATAATTATACATCTATCAATACTGAAAAGATTATGAAAATATTTGGATAATTCAAAACGATAACACGTATTGAATTAAGGAGAAACGGTCGAGGCAGGATTCGAACCTGCGGCATCTTTCTTAACAGGAAAGCGCGACTGCCACTGTGCTACTCAACCTCTCTCCACTCTCTCCGTAGAAACTAAAAGCGAATTTTAAACGCACCTCTAGATCACCTCGATGGCGGCCATGGGTTGATCATGGCGACACAATGGACATTTGAACCGCGTCCCCGCGTGACATTTGATCTGAAGTACACAGTGTTTGTGAAAAATATGACCGCATGCTAACTTGCTCCAGACCGATGCGACCGTGAGATATTCTTCGTCTTGGCAAATAGAACACATCTCACAGTACGTGATCTTGCTGATATCACAGGAATGGCAGCATTTGTCCCCCTTTTCCACAAGATTTTCCAAACAGTGGTGACACAAATACAAATGTTTAACATCGTATTTTTCTATTTTCTGAAGAAGTGCAATGACAATCGGGACGGGATCACATGGTTCGGTGGTTGTTTCATGCAAGGCAAGAATATGATCGGTTTCACATAGTTCAATGGTATAAGTTAGTCCAGTAATAGAGTATTCGCCATCGATTAACTCGTCTTGTTTTAATAGGGTAGATAAGGTTAATTTGGCGTAATGGTTGATGTGCAATGAAAATCGAAATTCACACGGTAGTCGTTCACGTCCATCGATAGCATTTTTCAATCGTTTTTGTAGGCAAAAAACTGCCTTTTCCAATCGCGGAATATGAAGCAACTCACCGGTTTCAATCCGGCGGAGCATCTTAGTAATGCGAACGAAAATAAAATACTATATCATAGTATAATGCCTCAAAAACGTTCTAATCAAACACGCCGTCGACGCGGCGGCGTACTAAATAGCGCAAAACGTCGTGGTGCAGTATGGATCGAAGCGGCGGGTGCGCTGTGCGAGGTGATTTCTGGTGTAGTTAAACGTTGCTTTACAAATAAGAAGAATACTAATAACAATAATAATAATAGGAATTATGACTACATGAATGGATATGGGCCACCTAATAATAGTTTCATGGCATCCAAACGCTCACCGACAGTCACACCGTCTCCTAAAAACGCCAATGGACCACGGAGGTCTCTAAGACTCGCAAGAAAGTGAAAACCATAAATGTGCTAAAAGTATCTTAAAAAAGAAATACCTTGAATACTAGATGGAGAAAATCTGTCCGAAATGCGCGGCAGATCCAACCAGTCATTCCTTTAAAAAAGTGGCGGATAAGAACGGGGTCGTGACCTTTTATTCCCATCCATCCAAAGCGAAACTATATGACGATCTAGATGGAATCTTGACCCATGTGAATAATATGTTTGCGACCATTGGAAATCGGCCGTGGAAATGCATTATTGACGGTGATGGGTTTGATATGAAACATGCAGCAGAAATTGGAGTAGGACGGGCACTTTTCAATCTTCTTACCACAAAATACGGTTCAACGCTTCAAGAAATCATAGTCATTAATCCGGCATGGGCAATGGAAGGCCTGATCAAACTAGCATCCATGGCAATGTCGAAAGATATGTTTGCAAAGGTAAAAATTATGGATGATCGTAAACGCAGCATTCTAGAGTTTATTTGAGGCATTTTTATCAGGAGTGGCTAGCTACGCTAGACACTTTTATCAGGAGTGGCTAGCTACGCTAGACACTTTTCACAATCTCGAAACAAACCAGGGATAAACTGGCACTTACGAATACAGTCAATTTCCTTTTTACTTAGTTTTTTCTTTGACGTTTTCGAGCGCTTACCATTTTGTTGGATCGTGACCTCCTTGTGACCACGCTTGCCGCGGATGGTGACACGCTGGGTTTTGGTGCGACGGAGATCGGAGTGGATCTGCGTGGATTCGTAGCGAAATTCGGGCTTCATCTCTACTAAAGAGACTTAAAGATCCGTTGGGATGATAGGTTGTGGAGAAGATCCACATTAGCGCGCATGGCGGAACGGCAAACGCACACCCCTTAAGAGGGTGCGGAGAGATCCTTGTGGGTTCGAGTCCCACTGCTCGCATTATACTGTTTTGAGAATCTAAAAGATGTTCAACACAGTAACCCAATAATCGTTTTTACAACAAAAACCCAAATGATAACACGATGCGTGCCTTCGACCCTTCTACCATTTCACAGGTATGCACATCAATCCCCGAATTGCAGCGGACATAATGGCGCTCCAACACAGGCAACACGACATCACCATACACTGGCAAACCACCTTTTTCAGGCAATTGTACGAACGCATTGAACCGTGTATGAATCAAGCCGTCACGATTGGAGTCTTTATGGGGATGGATTTTACCGCCATCTGTAATGTATCCGATATAGTCTTCAAATAGCGGTTCTTGTCGCGCACCCTCTAGCCGCTCCAAGGCGACAATACGCGCCTTGATGTCCCAGACGCACGCTGGGATGGTAGGTAAATCACAAAATTTCTTGAATTGACGTCCATATCCATTCTTGATAAACGATCCGTAATTCTGATTGGCCCATTCGATCAATTCGGCCTGTTCTGTGACCGTGATGACTTCCATTATATTCGTAAGGCAGGAATAATGACGGGCGATTCCAACTGAATGGACGGTGGTTCACTGACCGTCACACGAAGAGCCTCCACGTATCGATCCACTACAATGGGCAAATTGAACGCGATCACATGATGTGCTGCATGAAAATAATTATATTCATAGGTTACTGCAATAAAAAAACAGGCTAAATCTATTGCAGCCAAGACAATACCAATATATAAATAGGGATTGCGAAATCCAAACGAATTCATCTGTTTATAATGGACACCTGTGATCATCAATATTAAGAAAGCAGTAACAGGTAAGATGATGACAGCGCCCAAATTAATGTATACCATAGAGAGGAGAATCGTCTGAATTAAGAAAAGTTCGGTGCGGAGTTCGTAGTGATTGGATAACATCATATAAACCGAGAATAAATAGATGGATAAATAAGAATAGAGTCCATCTAAAAAGTTAAAAAGCCCATTTTCATGAATATGATAGAGGCCTGACCAATGTAAATGATGTAAAAAGGAGAAGAGAGAGTTAAAAAGGATTTGCAAGGAATAAAAGTATTTACGCCGATATTGATAATAAATAATACAAGGGAGAGAGGACAAATTACTGAGAACGACAAAATAATCGCTCATTATGATATCAAAGGCTTGCGCGCTTTAGTATCCATGACGCTTTAGGAGGCCTAAATAGTTCGATTAATGAAAAAGAAGGATGCCGAATCATTGTACGAATCACTTTACCATTACGTGTAAAGAAAACGATCATCCAATCCTTGCAGAGATTCAGTCCATTCCCCAGCTTACCATTACGCAAGTGGGGAAAAGAGGCATTCGGTTTGACTATGTGAGTGCATGGGAACCCTACAACGAGTGGCTGGAGTATATACTTCGGAAATATCCTACATGCTGGGCGAAAAACGAATGGATTTCGGAAGATGGGACGGCAGGGATGTGGATTGGCACGGCGGAGAAACACAAGGAGGCAAGATGGATCGATCTTTCACTCGAAGACGAGGCCTATTTCTTTGGGTAGACGGGGATATATTTTTTATTATTTTCATCAAGAGGAAGGGTCGACTGCCATTTACACAGATAACTTTCATAATCATCTCCATTGTTGCTATTAGGTATGGGAATACGATGTGCAGTAAGCGCGCGAATGGCATCTGAAATGTCAATGTATCGTAATCGTTTGGCATCGGTTTTTGTGCGTAGACGCAATAATCGAATGGCCGCCTTGGGGCCGTTTCCGACAATATAGATTTTATCAACATTGATACGATGATATCGACAGATGGCTGCAGTAATATCGTATGTATGAAGAGGTCCAAGAGTACATACGTCAGAAACACGTTTGAAAATTTCATCAAAGGACTGTTTTGAATAGGGGTCCAAGTCTTGAAATTCACGTAAGAGAAGTTCTTTCAATTGAGATTTTTTACGAGAATGCGCAATGGCTTCATGGAAGATATGATGAGACATGATGGGTGTGATATATTGAGATTTCAACTTCGATTTCAATTTTATCGTATGGATCGGCAGATTTGGATAAGGAGCCTAAAAAAAGTTGAACACTAATAAAGTAGAGGATGGGTTACATCTATAAAATCACGAATATAGTAAACGGTAAATGCTATATTGGTGTGACGACAGAAGAAAATCCAAATAAACGCTGGGCAAATCATAAATCATCAATACGAGCAAATATTGGTTGTCCATTTTTACAAAAAGCAGTTAAGAAATATGGAGAAGAGTCGTTCAAGTTTGATGTACTTATTATTTGTTTTGACGAAGATGTATTTAAGTTTGAAAATGAGTACATTACAAAATATAATAGTATGTCGCCAAATGGATATAATGTTGCTTTAGGAGGGATTAGAGGGCCATCTTTTTTAGGGAAACATCATTCAGAAGAAACCAAAAAAATTATGAGTATAAAATCGAAAGAGTATCATAATCGATCAGAAGTAAAAGAACAACACAGACAGCGTGCAATTGAATTTAATAAAATACGTAATACATCTGAACTCTTAAAGAATTCAGAAAAATGGCAAAAGGCTGTACGTGAGGGCAGAATTGGAGGTCATTCTAAAACAGAAGAAGGTAAAAAGAAAATCAGTGAAAGTCTAAAAGAATATTATAGAAAACAAAAAGAAGATCCAATTAATAAAAAGACAGTATGTGTAAATCGAGAAAAGAAACGTGAAATCATGCGAAAAATAAATGGTAGAAAAGTATCACAGTACGCAATAGACGGAACATTTATTGCATCATTTGATTCAATTGTTGAAGCAGCCGAAAAGTGTGGATTTCCACGCAGAAATATACAAGCATGTGTATCTGGATACAATAAGACTTCTGGTGGATTTATTTGGAAACATACAGAGCCTAAAGACCTAACAAGTGAGTAGGGTGTAGAGAAAGGCGGCATGGCTGAGCGGTTTTAAAGCGGTTGATTACTAACCAACTGGACTATGTCCTCGTAGGTTCGAATCCTACTGCCGTCGTCTCTCCACATATAAGCCCCTATAGCTCAGACTGGTCTAGAGCAATCGCTTTGTAAGCGATAGGTCACTGGTTCGACTCCAGTTGGGGGCATCTAGACGTGGTAACATGTCGATTTTTATCACACAATAAAAATCGAAATGACACAATAGAATGTTATATGGAACACATAATAGTTGTACCTATGGATCCCTGCTAAATTGCTGTTTATTTCCGGTCTTACCCTGGGTGCGAAATCAATCCCTGTCGATCACTGAACAATTAGAAAGGGGCGTGCGATATTTTGATTTTCGTGTATCATTTGAAAAGGGAAATGTGTATCTATCACATACGTATCTGATGGAACATACTTTGAAGTCAGTGATGGAAGCGATCGCAGACCATTTCAAACGAAAGAAAGAAACCCCCTTTCTCATGATTCATCTTCGTGTGGATTTCAATGATCGGGCAAATCAGACACTCATTGAACCGATCGTCCATGGCATCCTAACATCTTATACAGCATTATGCATCGATAAATCCACATTTGATACGACGATTCCTCTCCTGGAAAATAAAACAACCAATAAAATTCTATTCTACAATTCGGATTCAACGCTCTCTCATGCGTCTATTTTTTCAAGTGACTTGATGCCGACACTATATGGATGGGACACGGGTTCGATAGAGGCATTCGAAGAACGCCTTTTGAACATCAAGCCTTTTTATAGCACCCAGACACAACCCTTTATCTACCCAAATGAGCGAATGATTATGTTTGATTATTCGAGCGTTGCTCCATTATGGTATACTGATAAACAACAAATCGATCTGATGGTACGATACAAATCGTTTATTAAGAGTACACGTCCAACGATCCTATCTGGAAATCATATCGAAGAATGGATGGAGATGTTCAGGGACTAACGTGCCTTAGAGCCTAAAGATTGTTCGCTTGTAGAACAACAGAACCAGGTGGGTTCGATAAAGCCCATTAGCGAAATTTGGATATCGCGTTTCCCTTCTAAGGAAAAGATTGTGAGTTCAAGTCTCACATGGGCTAGTATAACAACGTAGCTCAGTTGGCACGAGCGAAGCGCTCATAACGCTTAGGTCCGTCGATCGAAACGACGCGTTGTTAGCATGAACCCGTCTAACGGGCTGATGCTAATAAGTGTGTTCAAAGAACATAAAGAAAAACCCGAGTCACCCATTAGATGGGTTGTGGCTGCGGAACAAAAAAGGGCGCGGCCGCGCCCGTTCTTCAAATGGATCAACTATTAGCCCCGACAGAATGGGGGCCCATATTGTGGAAATATTTACATTGTATTGCGGAACGAATTGGCGCATCGGGAAACAAAATCATTGACACGGACCAGGCGAATTACACAGAAACGCTGTTGACGATGCTTCCGCTTATCATTCCGTGCACAGAATGCCAGACGCACGCTGCTACGTATTTGGCAGCGAACCCGTTGCCACCGCTAAAGGGTCTGTATGGTCAGGATCTTCAAAATGTAACACGTGCATGGCTCTTTGCATTTCATAATGCGGTTCGAGTCTCAAAAGGTCAGCCGATCCTGATTTCAACCGTGGAAGAATGCAAGGTGGCGTATGCAAATGTATCGGTTCCGAAATGTGAATACACGGCATTTATTCAAAGCGTGGCGGCGGCGGTAAGACAAGGGTGGGTGCGAATTGAAAATTGGCGGAAATGGTATAGCAATTCAGAGCGTATAAGGATCATTACTGGGAATATTATTATGTAGGCTTAAGTTATAATTATGGGTTAATCCCCCAGGCCGCAAAGCGGTCGTTACATGCCATAAACCCATGCGGGTTTATGGTGTAATACCCCAAGCAGCATTAATATATCCATGTACCGCATTTGCGGTGGTCTGTGACGCGTAATGCGCCGAAATCGTATGAATACCTCCAAACAATCGAGACATACCTGCCTGGTCGGCCATATCTTGCCATGTGGCAAAGGACAGGGTGACAGGTGCCTCAGGCGTCACACCAGGTTCAATCGCCGATGAGCCAGCCGGCAATACAAAATCACCGAACGCCGCCGTCTGATTAGAGGTAAATGACGTCGAATAGAGCGTCTGTAGATCGTATGTAAGAATATTCTTAGTAATATTTGCACCGAACCATTTGGTCATTGTATTGGCAAATGCTTGGGTAAAATGACTGTGACCTGAGGGGAAATCTGGAAAAGGCGGTGTGACAAAAGACTGTAATTGGTAAGGAAGCCACTGATCACCCGAAATGGTGCCGTTCCATGAAGCAATCTGCTGACCGCTGTAACGGCGGCGAATTTCCTGGATGGGACGAGACTCCATGAAGGCGTACTTTTGCGCCCATGTCACACGGGCACCTTCAAATAAATGAATCGCGAGATCCAACAGCGAATACATAATGCTCGAGCAACTAAACGAATTGCAGCGGACATATTCTTTCCAGAGCCAGACAGCCATAAGAGGCGGTGGCATTACGCCAGGCGCGGAACCCGCCCAGAATTCAGCAATCATTTTCTCTTCGTCGGTCAGATTCTGTGCAATGTTTAGAACAACGTCAATTTCTGCGTCACGATCTGTGTCTGTCGCAGGGCTAACGAGTGCTTGGATATCACTCTCATTCTGTGCGGATAGACACGTGGAAGCAACCGCGTTCCATGAGTAGGTTAAATATTTCTGTAGAATTCCATTAACGGTAAGACGAGTCCACGCACGAGGCTGGGGAAATCCACTGATTGAATTGACGGTGACGCCATCCACCACAATCGTCTGATTCCAGTTAGCCGAACTGGTAGGCTGGGCCGTGCTCGCATTGGCAGAGCCGTCTGCTAGACGGTTAATATACCAGGTACTCCATCGAGCCGCCCAATTGTCCCACTGACCCACCGCCTTCACACGAGCAATCGTATCCGCAGGACAGTTGTAAATCGATGGAACCGCGTGAAGTTGTGATGCAAGAAAATCAATGACACTTGCAATCCAAATGATACAATCATTTCCAGAAAGTGGTGCGGATGCCTTGGAAAGCGTCCAATCCCATTGATCATGAATACCCTGGACATTTGTATCGGCCGTTACCCAGTTCCACGCCTGTACGACCGATGCAACATAAAGATACACGATGCGCGAACCCTTGGTTGGACCCAAATTGGCAGACGCGATATACTGCAACACATTGTCAAGACCGGCATTCATGATGTATGCCAAGCACGGATCAGGATTAATCGGCGTAGAACTGCCTGACATGGCAATCGAAAGCCCTTCTGGAGGGGCCAAGAAATAGGGGGCATTGACGACCGGTCCCTGCCCTGCCACGTTAGACGCACCCACTGTAAACGTGTAGGGCTGTCCCTCTTGAAGACCTGTAAAACGGTACGATGTCGCAGAGGTGGTAACGGCCTGCTGTGCCACACCATTCAAAAATGGCGTGACAGTATAGGTAAATGGGCCATCGCCCACAGTAGGCGCATTCCATGATACGATGATGGAACCAACCGTATAGGTGATACCAGAGACCGCGCCAGGGAGAGTAGGAATGTAAGGCGGAGTAACGAGCGATGCGGTAATAGCGGGATCACATGGGCATCCTAGGCTGACCGCGATACAATTGGGATAACGAGTATATTCCGTCATGCCACCCACTTTGACTTCATTGATGATGGAACTATCAGAGATTCCGTGAGGTGAACGCGATTGCCATGTAAAATTGTTGGGTGTCGCCGTACCAGCGCTACGTAAAAAACCACCCGCAATGGCTAATTGACCACGGCGCTTGGTTAGTTGCGAAGAGTCATAGATGCGAGGCATTCTACTTGTACGATAAATAATGTTTTCGACAGACGGGGCGATAGGATTCGGCGGCGCCGATATGAACATCATCTTTTGGAACGGTTGCGACATATTGGGAATATACTGCAACGGTTCCATCGCGGCACACGGCACAGAATGCACTGAGACGCTCGACTTCTTCCGCATGAGGAATCAGACGCAGCATATCTCCAAATGACTTACGGTCCGATGTTCCATCAAGGCCTGAGATGACAATGTGAATGGGCAATTCGTCCGCCCATGTGGTAATTTTCTCAAACAAATCGCTAAAGAATTGACCTTCATCGATGGCGAGTACCTGGTAGGCACCGGATCGGACCATATCTTCAAGGGACGCCAGCCGATCTACGCAGACGGCCTTTTCAAATTCTTTGTCGTGAGAGGCAATGCGATCTTTACCATATCGAGTGTCTGCCTCATAATTCGCAACTAGAACCTTGTAGCCGATGGATTGATAACGGCGGACTCGACGTAGTAACTCGGTGGTCTTTTGTGCAAACATGCATCCGATAATAAGAGAGAGATGGCCCATAATGGATATCTATTCGCTCAACATATGAAAATCCATCAATTTTTACGAGCCGTCTTGCTTCGTGTAATATATGCATGTCGGACATAACATCGCGAGGTGAAGGTAGAATACTCCAACTCATTTGATAACTGGAATCCGTGACGTTCATACCATCGACATAACACAGGGTCGTCGGCAGGATTCAAGTAGAGTGTAGGGCAAATAGATAATACATACTGAAGCAAAAAAGAACCCCAACCATGACGTTGTTGTGTGGGTTCAATACAAATATATTCGAGTTTCGTATCACGTACTATTGCCAGACCAATCATACATCCCTCTTTCCATAATCCAACGGAACAGTCAAGGGACCGATTATGCCATGCTTCTTTGAAATAGGGCGCTTCTGAAATATGAAAATTGCGCAAGAAGAGTGTTTTGACAACCATATAATCGGTATCACGTAGGACGCGAATCATATTCTGATAAAGAGAGAGTTTCTCGATCTCTAGAAGAGGGGATGTCGTGGTCTATTGATTCGATCCCAGCGGTATGTATTACGTTAGAACGTCGTGCCGATCGGTGGCGCCGATTCCAGGATCAGTCCGGACTACCGACTGTGAAACGGTTTCTGGGAGTCGATGGAAAAACAATTGATCTCGATACGGATGATCGGATCACCACAGTGACCAAGCGAAATATCAAAACAAAAACCCGCCGGTCGCATGAAGAACTGGATAGTATAGGCGGCGTAGGTTGCGCCTTGTCGCATATCGCAGTATGGCAGTGGATGGTGGATCACAACCAAGACATGTGTCTCGTATTCGAGGATGATGCCGAGATCCCGCCTGATTTCAAAGAAAGAGCCAATCAGATTATCAAGCATTCCATGGTTCTAAAGAAACCCTCTCAATGGGATATATGGCTCCTAGGAGGAGTATGGGAGGACAAGACGAGGATTCCAAACGAGCCAGCCAACTCACGTGTGATCCGCATCGGATCATTTGTACTCTTTCACGGGTACGTTATCACGTTGAGCGCAGCGAAACAATTGCTAAAGAACGCCTATCCCATTCACTGTCATATTGATGTGTGGACATCCATTCATGCGTATTTGACGGACATGCGCATTATAGGAAGCACAGCCCTCATCTTACAGCAATATCAAGGGGCAAAGACCGATATTCAAACTGAAAAAGGGTGTGCCATTTGTAATGTTCCTGCTGATTTCACAGTCACTCATCGTATGGTATCGCATCGCGAATGGAGAGTTGCGCAAGCCAGTCAGGTGGTATGCGTAGCGCTCCTATTATTCCTAGCGTATCAACATATGAAAAAGTAATTATGGAGTAAGTGTTAACAACCTTGTGTAAGTGTTAACAACCGAGCCCAGTATGCAACCACATCATCGCGAGGCATAACAAGGTAGGCGTCGGTGAATGTCCAGAATTGATGAAGAATGACGGGATTCTCGGTGGGAATACTTTCCATCAAATGTGCTCGACGAAATGGAAAATCAGGAAATGATAGAGTACGTTCTGCGATCCAAGCATCCTCCAACGGCGGTACATCAATGGTGGGATCTGGACGATGTTTCTTACATAATTCGATCATCGCTGCGACACGACGCACGGTAGCACCGCCGCCACCGGCGGCATCAGAACGCCACGCCCATGGATTTCCCCAATAATCGCCAACAAACATCGAAGCAGGAATCTTTCGACGAATGATATTATCCATTTGAATGGTGAGGATATACGTAGCCGAGATGGACTCATAGAAACGATAATCGGTCATCACATCATTGTATCCAATTTTCCCTTCTTCGCGAGAGACATCGCCCTGAAATGCCTCGATGATGTGAAAGGAATAGATTTTATCGCCGAGAATCGCCTCGATAAAGGCAAGGTTCTCGTCGGAACAGAAGATATAAACGGCCATATGCGGTGCAGCCCAGGCCATATTTTGCAAGATAAAGCGGAAATTGGGATGGGCTCGACGTTCCACAATGACGAATGCGTGCTCTGATGTAAGGGGTGGACGATAGGTTTTCCAGTGATCTTCAAGCATCGCGCCATAATTTTCCACCAAGTAGGAATAAAAATAGGGTTCAAGGACATTGCGATAGACGTCGAGACGCGCCAAGTGATCACGTTTTTTACTTTCTATTTTTGCGACTTCGTAGGCCGCCGCAAGCATCGTATGCATATTAACTAACACATCTACGCAGCGGTTTAGGTTATTCAGTGTCGTCTTTTTGCTCCTGCTCTTCATCGTAATCTCGATGTTCGACCATTTCTGCCATTTTATCGACTAAGGCCGATTGGATGGAAGACCAGTTGGAGTCGACCCATTCTTTATCATCATCGGGCAATGATTGATAATAGGATTCGATAGCGGCATAGATTGTTTCTTTATGATGAAGAAGTTGTAGGATTTGCCCGATTGTCATATCACTGTAATTGCGCGACATGGTATACTTTTATTTATGATACGCCACGTTTATTCAATTTTTATTGGCGGTTAAAATGTCTGCTGAAGAGCCTTCCAGGAAACAGGGAAAGCGGACTCTAGACACTGATTGACAAAGCCAGCATAATCGCGAATCTCTTTCTGTGCGTCGGCGCCGAGACGCAGATGACATAGGCGAGCAACTGCTGCAAGTGATGCCGTTTCTACAAATTCGGTATACATACTCTGCGGAAGAACAGCACGTGCCACTTCGGGAGCAACGCCACGTGAAAGAAGAGCCTGATAGGTGGACATGGCGCCCTGAATTTGATCTTTCAATATCTGATGAACTTCTTCTGCTTCACCGACGGGCGTTGCCTTAGAACCTTGCTTGACTTTCGGATCACGCTCCCTGATGTCATTTGCAGCGGGGATCCAGCACTCGGGCGGAGTGTCTACGTAACGTCGACTCACTTCATTGCGAGCAAAGCCAATCGTGTGTCGAAACCACTCTCTGGCCACAAAGATTGGCATCTTCAGACGAAATCGCACTTGGGGATGGAAGAAAGGCGATATATGGTCGTGCTTGGCCAAGTAGTTAATGAGTTTCTTGTCGGCCTCGGTCAGTTGAGTACTCACTTTATCAAAGGAAACGCGTGCCGCATTCACGACGGTCAAGTCGTCACCGAAGGTCTCAATGAGTTCGACAAAGCCGACGCCGTCGGCCATCATGATTTTAGTAGCCATGTCTATATGAATCACGTACGGCGACTTTAGATGGCTCAAATACAGCTAACGAAATAGATTATTTATACTAAGTAGATTCGATGTATAACATTTTATTACTATTATTTATTGGGATTTTGGTCATTTTGTTATTATCAAGAACAGAAGGATTTATTGATCCGCCGACAATTAGTGGGAGATATATTACATTACAGAGACCACAGAGAGGATGGTTTAATTTGGCCGATATTCAAGTATTTTCAAAAAGTGGCGGTAACAATATTATTACACCGTCCACCATCGTAACCATGA